GTGCCATTCCCGCAGTGGCGGTGGCGGCGACAGCCTATGACGTGGGCAGCGCCGCCTATCGCGGCTGGCAGCAGGGCGGGCCGGAAGCGGGCCTGGGGGAGCGGGCGTTCGGCGCCTATCGTCACATGGTGGATTGGGGTCTGCGGTTCGCAAGTGGCGTCTATCCGTCGATTGCGGGCTACGCGTACCGTCGGTGGGGCTCGCCCTACGTGACGGGCGCGGGACAATATCAGGCGGCGGGAGGCTACGGCTCCACGATTGTCATCCAGACGAATGACGAGCGGCGTATCGGCGAGCTTGCCCAGCGCGAGTACGAACGGGCGCGGGGGCGGCAGCGGACGCAGTTGGTGAGATAGAGACGCGCAACAGAGAGAGGTGCAAGGACATGAGAGAGGTGCGCTGGCTGTGGCCGGTGGCGCTGATAGTGCTGCTGGTCATCGGCGTCGGGGCGTGGCAACGGACGGACGGTGCGGATCGTCTGCGGCGGTGGCTGATCTACGGGCCGGAGGAGGATGCGGGCGCGACAGAGACGCTGGTGATTCGTCGCAATGGCGACAGACTGGTTGCCGAGTTCGACGGAGAGACATGGGAGGTTGGCAGGTTGGCGAAGACGCAGGTTTACGATGGCGTGGCTGAGGTGAGCGGCACGCTATCAGTGCTGAACCAGGACGAGCAGTTCTACATCAGCGCCCCGACCGCGCTGGTGGAACTGCAGGCCGGTTCCGTGCGGCTGTGGATCGAGGATGTGAGCACCGGCTACACCGGCCCCGATCCGCAACCTGATCCACCGGCAGGCACCGAGGCTACGTTCGTTGTCGGGCTGGAGATTGGCTATGGCGGCATAACCGATGGCATTGAGGACCACTACTTTGTCTACTTCCAGGGGGGCGGGCCGTGGAACATCGAGGTGCCGTACAGCATCAGCACGAGCGCTCGCCGGTTGACGCGGGAGGAAACGACCACGCCGGGCGCAGGGCGGCAGGACGCACCGTGCTACGCCAGCGAGGTGAAGTACGCCGACGCCTGGGCAGCGCTGCCTAATCCGCTAAGCTACGACGTGACGTTCGGGTCGATGCACTATTCAGGCACACAGACGTGGGACGCGACGTACGAGGAATGGGACCCGCAGGTCACGGCGATCAGTGCGGTGGAGTTCACCGTCGAGCAGCACAAGGGGAACGCGGGGATAAAGTACGCGGCACTGGAGCTTGAGTGGGACGGTGTGTGCACGGACCTCTCGCGCTTCTTCCGTGATCTGGGCGCGTGGCGCTGGGAGGGCGTTGCGGATGGCGTGGAAGTACTGATGGACGAGACGGTCGGCGCGCTCAACGACAGCCACACGGCAACCCTGCAGCCGCCCTACATTCTCGACTTTGAGGACTTCGGCGTGTGGGATCGGGACGGGGCTCTTACGGAGAACCTGTGCATAGACGGGCCGCTTCAGGCGAGCAATCACTGCGCGGCGAGCCTGAGTTGGAGCACAACGCCCGACGGACAGACTACGGGCAGCGCCTCGCCGGGCGACAAGGTGTACCCGACCGTCAGGCAATTGCGCGACCTCGGGGCCTACGTCGATCCGCCGACGGTCACCGGGCTCGACTACCGCGATGCGGACGATAGCTATCGCCTGCTGACATCGAACGTCCTCAGCTTCGGCCTGACCGAGGAGAGCGTGGAGCACTACGTCGCGACCTACGGGCACGAAACCGATGACCTGACCATCGAGTTGCGCGTGCCCGGCCTCGACGCAACGACCTGCGACGCCAACCCGGATTGGGACGGCGGTATCAACATCAGCCACCCGACGGCGCGCGGCGTGTACGGCCCCGAACCTGCGCTGGACCACACCGACTGGAGCGGGAGCGGCGGCGTGAGCAGCCCGAACGCGGCGGGCGAGTTCACGGTCACGGGCGACGGCTCGCTGACGTTGGTGCTGCCCAGCAACTACGGCTCAAGGCTTGACGCGGTGCCCGACGAGAACTTCCCCGACGGTATGCCGGGCATCCCTGACATTGCATTCTACCATCGGGCGGACAAATGGCGCGAGTACGATGGAGAGGCCGACCAGTCGGGCGGCACGTGGTCAGAGCCAGCCGAGGCGCGGTATTGCGGTCGCGGTTGGCCGTGTCTGCGGCTGCCCTTCCCGCAGGGCGATGACAGCGCGCTGACCGTCACGCTGACCTACCTGACGCACACCTACACGGACAATCACCACACCGACAGCACGCGACAGACCGAATGCGAGCACACCTCGCAGCAGCACACCGCGACCTACAGCGTCGATTACAGGACCGCGGACGGCGAGGTATACGTCTATCTGGGCGCACCAGAGGAGGGTGGCGAACCCGATCTCGAACAGGTGACACAGATTGCGATAAGCGGCTTTGCGGGCGGCACGTGGCGGCTTGAGGAGCCGCAGTGGGCGCTGGACCCGAGCGAGGACATCACGACGCACACCGTGGTCAAGGCGTTCGAGGGGCCGGATTACCGCGACGGCGGCCTGTCGGCGGTAGTTGACGCGCTTTGCAACACGGCGCTCATGGATACCACGGAGGACAACGGCGGCCACGATAACGTGCACGAGACCCGCACGGTGCGCACGTTTGACTACCGCGTGGGGGCGACGAGCGGCCTTGACTTCACCGTCGCCTACTCGCTGGCACAGCAGGCAAGCCGGATCAACAGCGTGTGTGACGCGTGGGACGCAAGCCTGAACTCGGCGCTGCTCGACACCAAGACGCTCGATGGCGACAGCACGCGTCTGACGAGCGGGTACGCGTTTGATGTCTGCGCGCCGCTCGACGCGGCGGCGCCGCTGCTGCAGTCCGCCGACACCGGCTATCTGAACGTCGCGCTGCGTTGCGGTAGCTGGCAGATCGTGCGCGGCATCAAGTACAAGCTCCGGCCGGACAAGATCATCGGCGGCGCGCTGCACGGGCAACTCCTGAGCGGCTCGAGCTTGCGGCGAACTACGGACGGCCCGAACATCGACCGCTATACGGGCACGGCGTGGGAGACGGTCGAGCAGATCACGAGCAACGCCGCAGGCTACTGGAAGAGCGGCAATCTGGAAGTCACGCGCACCTACACGCCGTCGCAGGCCTTCTGGCAATACCGCGTGGGCTCGACGAGCGGGCTCTACGTGCGGGCGCGCGAGTATACCTACGTCACGGCGTCGGTGCTGCGCGCGCTATGGCCGCACCTGGTGGAGGGCGTGCATTCGCGCCTGTATCTGACCTATGCGGGGTCGGACGGCAAGGCGCGATGGCGCTACAAGATGTTCGGCGACGCAAGTTGGGCGAGCGAACAGAAGACAGGGTACGAAGCTGACGCGCCGACGATAGGCTACGACCGCCGCCTCTGGCGCATCTACCTCTTGCACGGTCAGGAGGAGGCGCTTGCGACGCAGGCGCGAAGTGACAACAACGAGTGGGAGGACAGCAGCGCCTCGCTGGGCGCCCTGAAGTATCCGCTCTCGCGCGTTGTGGGCGACCGACTCTACGTCATCGGCTACTCGGGCGGCTATCAGGTGCTGACCATCTACAAGGCGGCCATCGTCGAGACGGTGAACATCGCGCCCTCCGACGAGAAGCCCGCTACGCTGATCAAGTCGCGCGATTACGGCTATCTGCTCGCGAGCACGTCGAGCGGCGACGACACCACGTTCTGGGTCTCGTGGCAGGACGGACAGGCAGGCAGTTGGCAACAGGCGTTCACCGAGACGGAGTGGCTCTACCCGACCGTCTGGGATGACGGCCTGCGGCTGTACATCAGCGGCTATGAGCCAAGCACGGGCAACGCGATTGTGCGCATCCGGCACGCGGACGATTTCGAGAGTTACGCGGAGGGCCGCGTGACCGTGGCCTCGTGCGACGCGCAACGCCCGCCGGTGGTGAAGATGGGGTCGGCGCGAGCCGTGGTCATGGCCGTGCCGCAAGGCGGCCAGATCAATCTATACGAAAGCTGGCGCGACGGGCGTGAATGGGTGCTGGCAGAGACGCTGGCGGTGACGTGATGGCATGAGCACCTACCTGCGGCAGATCGTGACGGCGGACGTGCAGATGATGGAGCATCGGGGGCGCTACTCCATCGCGCCGAACAACTACCCGTTCGCGCGCCACGACGCCATGCGCGACGTGCATGACGGCTGCACGATCTCGACCGCAGTCGCGGGGCCGACCGTAGTCGGCTACGGCGACAACGAGAACCTGCCGACGGCGCAGTTCATCGCAAGCGACCTCAACACGTTCATTTGCCGGCCCTACGTGAGCACCGCGACTGCAGGCAACTACTGGAATGTGTCCCCGGCGGGCGATGTTGATCTCGTCGAGGAGACCGGCAAGCGGTGGGGCCTGACGTGGACTCGCCAGCGGAACATGAAGCGTGCGGACGCGGCGGATTACGTAGCGAGCGAATGGGTCAGTAAGTACACGCTTGCGCCGAACCCGTTCATCCTCGTGGGCATTCGCCGTCCGGGCCGCCCGGAAGGCTGCAGCGTCGAGCCGTTCACGGAGGTGCACATCGGCGAGGCGGACGGCAAGGGCTGGGCGCTCCAGCTACCGTATGGCGACGCGGCCACATGGTACGAACTCGTCGGCGGGCAATGGGTCCAGCGCGACTGGACACACGGGAGCCACCACATCCCGGAGGGCGCGGAGGGCGAGGAACAGGAGATCATCCTGATGATCTCCGTCGTGCGCGGCGCACTTGGGGTTTCCCTCATGGGCGACGGCGCGGGCGACAACTATGCATGGTATCGCGCGGGCGAGCATGTTGACGATTGGATCTGGGTTGACTCGGCGCCGATACGCATCCGGCACTACCCCGGCGAACTGTCGGTGCTGGCTCAGCCGCTCTACATGACAAGCGCGTGGGTGACCGGCGAGGACTTCTGGGTTGGCGTAGACTATGGCGACGCCGACGCAAGCTACTACGACGAGGGCGAACTCAAGTACCGGCTGAACATCTACGGCTGGGGCTATTCGGTGGGGGCGGACGGCTACGGGAGCACGACGCGGTGCGCATATGAGACCGCCGAATATGACGCCGGTGCCGCGTATGTCTCGGTGCCCGACCACGGCACGAACGGCCTGCCCGACCTGCATTGCCGGTGGCGACTCCACCTGTCGCCGTATGAGCACACCAGCACGTTCACGCATGGCGGGCACGAGGTCACGGTCAAGAGCTACACGTCGCCGGGGATGATGGCGGTGCGGCTCGACCGCATGGCGGTGCTGACGGACAACGGGGAGCCTGCGGTCAGCGAGACCGTGACGGACAGGGTGCACAGCATCGCCGTGGACTTCGGCGAGGACTTTGAGGCCGTCGAGGCGCGCATCCGTGTACACAACCGCCCGGAGAACAGCTACTGGGCGAAGGACATCGGCCTGCTGCGCGGCTTCCGCATTGTGAACCACCGCTGGAGGGGCTACTACGCGGAGTATCCGAAGGCGCTGTACCCGGCGGAATGGACGGACGAGGCGGGAACGGTCACAAGCCTGCTGGAGTACGTGTGGGCGCTCGAGCCGGAGTTGGAAGGCTACTTCGCAGAGTTGCCCGGCCTCGACCTCATGGCGATACTCAACCTGCAGCGGGTGAAGGGCCAGATACCCGTAGGCGATGGCTGGAACGTGCGCGACTACGTGCGGCACATCCTCGGCGTCGCGCGCATCGGGGGCGCATGGCAGGACCTTGAGGATACGGGCCTGTCGCTGGCCGTCGGAAGGCCCGAAGAACCGGCATGGCAACCGGAACGCGGGCGGAGGCTCGGCGAGTATCTGCGGCAGGTCGTCGAGAAGGGTTCGCCCGGTGGCGCAATCTGGGCGGAGCGCGGCCAGATTGTGACCGGCTGCAAGTACTGTGGGACGGCGCGCACCTCCTCGGATTGGCTGCAACATCAGGACAACGGCTGGCTGTCGAGCGCGTGTCTGGCCGCTGACCTCGCCCGCAATGCCAGCGGCATCGACCTCGAACTCTTCTGCAACCCTGAGGACGCCACCGACCCGACCGCCCTCGGCCAGATGACGCAGGTGCGCGCCTACTATCAGACGCTCGACGACGAGGTGTTCGCGAACTGGGTTGACGTCATGGGCGAGGACGAGGACGGCAGGCCGCTGCACTACGTGGCGTGGGATTACGACAGTATCAATACCCCGGCGGCCAGCAACTACGCAGGCGGTTGGGTCATAGATCACGTCGAAACCAGCCCGGAACTCAAGACGGCGGGGCAGGTCGCGCGGCGCGGGATGGAACTCAAGAACAAGCTCACGCTGCTGCCAAGGTGGTTCACGGGCACCATCATCGCGGATGGCTCGCTGCTGCGCGGGTACGTGGTCAGCGTGAAGGGCGGCCAGCGCGTGGGCCTGCACAACGTGAAGGCGCGCGTGGCGCAGATCAGCCTGCCCATCGTGCGCGACCGGGTGCCGTACGTGCGCATCAAGTGCCGCGTGATAGGGACGGTGGCGTGAATGGATTACGAGAAGCGCGTGGCCGACGAGCGCAGTCGTCCCGACCGGCGTGGGGCGGCGACGCTCTATGGCGGGCCGGGATGGCGGACGCGAGGCGCGTCGGTGGCAATCGCTAACCCCGCAAGTGACGGCAAAATCTGGTGGCAACTCGATAACCCGAACATCACGATGAACAAGCATCCGTATCCTCTGCCGGGATAGGGGTGAATCATGGCCTCCACCACCAACTATGACATAACGCTAATTGGGCCCGACAATTACGCCACCAGCACTTGGGCGCAACAGATAGCCTATCTGCTGTCGTCGCCGCTGGGCAACTTCCTCAAGGAGATTGCTGTCGGCGGCGTGTTGAGCGGATGGGCACTCGGCGGCGTCGGCACCTCAACTGCTACCGTGAGTGCGGGCATCGGCCTCGTGAACGGCTGCATGGTCAAGACTACCACCACGACGAACCTCAGCGGGCTCACGAGCGGCGCCACGAACTACATCTATGCCGAGACCGATTCAACCTCGCACACCGACAGCCGCACCGTGCAGTTCACGGCGAGCCTGAGCGCGAGCAATCCGTCGGGCACGGTGCGCATCGGAAGCGTCACGGTGTCCGCGGGTGGCAACATCACGGCGGTTGACGACAATCCGAGCGGCTACCCGCGCGACCGACTGGCTCCTCTGCGCACGCGCACCATCACCGGCACCGTCAACACGACCGTGACCGTCGCCACAGAGAACATCTATGAGGTTGACCACTCCTCCACGATAACGTTCTCCACTCAGCGGCCCAGCACCGTGCGCATTACCTACGCCGACCCGCATGTCTACGCGTGGGCGCAGGTGCTCGATGGTGGCAAGTTCCGGCTGCACATCTGGAACAACTGGTCAGCAGGCTACGGCTACGGCTACCCGTCGTATGGCGAGACAGGCTACCTCGACCCTGATTACGTGCGGGTGTCGTGGGAACGCGTCGGTTACATAGAGTAGGCGGAGAGAGAGAGCATGACAGACACAAGGCTGGTGGCGACGCGCAGGCGGCGCGGACGTGCGGGCGCGACGCCGGATATGCCGCCGCAGTTGCCGCTGCTGCACGGTCTGCCGCCGCGCCTCGCGGTAGTGCCGCCCGCGCGGGACTGCGACGCGCTGGTCTGGCGCGACCGCATCCTGAGCGGCACGGCAAGCGATTACGTCGCGCTCGTCGATGACGACTGCGATGTGGACCCGGAGGCGGTTGTAGCGCACCTTGACAACCGACCGGACGTGGGCATGTGCTGGATTGCGCGCGAGGCCGGGGGGTATGCGCCCGCGAGGTTCGCCGAAGCGGTGCGCTATGGCCTCTATGTTGCGGGCGTTGTGGTGCGGCGGGCATTGCTGCAGGCGGTGATGTACGCAGGCCGCAACCGGGGCCAGCGCGGCAATGCCGACATACTGGCCGACTGCGCGGCGGTCACGCGTGTGTTGCGGTGGGGCGATGACGAACCCGAAGCCGTCGCTGCGCGCAAGCAGCCGATACGCATCCTGCGCGTCGTCGGCGACCTGACGCGACAGGGCGCACAGCGCACGGTGCGCAACCTCTGTCTGACCGTGGATCGCGACGAGTTCGCGACAGAGGTGCTGGCGATACGCGGCGGGCCTCTGGCCGATGAACTGGAGGCCGCCGGTATACGCGTCACCATCGTCGGCGGCGAAGCGCAACTGCGGCAGGTCTTTCCGGCGGCGGCGGCGCGGGCCGACATTGTGAACCTGCACTATTGGGGCCACGAGTGGGGCGTGCTGGAGGCGCTGGAGAAGTCGGGGCGGCTCGTGGTCACGTCGCACACCTACGGTATCCGCTACTACCGCACCGACGCATGGAGCGTGGTGCCGTATCACATCGCGCCGCACGAGGCCGATGTATACGCGCCGGAACAGATCGAGATTGCATCGGGCCTCGACTGGAACATCATCGACGCCGCGCGGATGCCGAGGCACGAGGCGCGTGTCGCGGAGGGCCTGTCAGCCGTCGAGCCGGTGTTCCTGAGCGTCACCAAGGCCGAGGAGGTGAAGGGCTGGCGGCTCTACCTTGATGCGGTCGAGCGCGTGGCGCAACGGGTGCCCGGCGCGGCGTTCTACGCCATCGGCCCCGCCGAGTGGCATCGCGAGTGGGATGACTATCAGGAGCGCGTTGCCGAGTTGCAGGCCGCGGGCATCGACGTGCGCACCGAGAACAACGTGCCGCTGCAGCGCGTGATACGCCTGATGTGCGCGGCGGACGTGGTGGTCAGCACGAGCACAAACGAGGCGACGCCGCTGGCATTGCGCGAAGCCGCGCGGTGCCGGACGCCGATTGTGGCGACGGACGTGGGCGGCACCTCGCAGGTAGTGCCGCGCGACGCGATACTTCTGTCGGAGCGCGACGCCGAACTCGTCGCGGCGGCGATGATTGGGCAGATCGGGCAAGGCGGAGGCGAACTTCCGTGGGAACGCTGGACACTTCAGGCGCAGGCGGCGCGCTATGAGGAGCTGTACCGGCTCGTGCTGCAGGATTGCGGGCGGGAGAGGCAACCGATACGTATGCCGTCGCGTCACGTGCCGATGGAGTTGGAGCGCAAGCCGGAGCGCGGCCAGCGCACGTTCTGCATCGTATGCGGCAGGGGCGGGCGTAGTGGCGGTGTGAAGGCCATCCGGGGCATTGCACATGACCTGCAGCAGCGCGGGTGGTTCGTGGAGATCGCGCTGATGACCGGCGAAAACGCCGACCTGTGGGACGAGTTTTCGGTGGTGCCGTGGAGCCGGGTGCGCCCGCATTACGATGTAGTGATGGCGACGTTCGTGACGACGCGACCGAAGGCACGGGAAATCGACTGCAGGCTCAGGCTCGGCCTCGTGCAATCCGACGAGCCGGAGTGGGTGCGCGGCGAACCGTATTACGACGAGTGGCGGCGGGCGTTCGCGCTGGATGGCTTCCGGGACGTGATCATCGCCGAACACATGTCGGAGTTCGCCGAGAAGTACGGCATGAACATCGTCGGCAGGCTGACGCCGGGCATCGACACGATTACGTTCTCGCCGAGGGCCGACATGCCGTCGGGCCGCCTCGGCGAACAGGCGCCGCGCTTGTTCGTCATCACGAAGAGCGTCCCAACATGGTATGGCGGCCACGAGTACCTGCTTCCGGCGCTGGAGGAGCTTGCCCGCCGCTACCCGACGCTCAGCGTGGACTGGCTTGGCTACCCGCCGCCGGCATTGCCGTGCCCCGTGCGCCATCACCAGACGTATGACGAGCACGAGGTGGCGCAACTGTACTCGCAGGCGACCGTGTTCGTGCTGCCCAGCATCATCGAGGGCTCGCCGCGCACTGTGCGCGAGGCGATGGCGTGCGGAACGCCGGTGGTGACGACGCCGACGGGCGTGGAGGATTACGCGACGCACGGCAGGGACGTGATGTTCGTGCCGCCGCGCGATAGCGATGCCATCGTGGAGGCCGTGGCCTACCTGCTCGACAATCCCCGCGAGCGCGAACGCATTGCGCTGAGTGCATTGCGGCTGATCCAGCGCAGGGCGTGGGAACGCTACCTCGGCGAGTTTGACGCCATTCTGGAGCGCGAGTGGGCGAAGATAGATGCGAATACGATGGTGGCTGTGGAATAACGGCGACCGGAACTGTGCGACGACGCGGCACCGCGGCTGGAACATCATCGACGAGTTGCGGCGGGGCGGTATCGACGCGGGGCCGTACGCCGATGGCGAGACCGCCGACGCAATCATCGTGCAACGCATGGCGCCGATGGCCGTGGTGGCGCGGTTGCGAAAGCAGGCGAGCGAACTCTGGCTCGACGTAAACGATGACTACATCGGCGCTGGCCGCGAGTACATGGGCTTCCCGGACGCAACGCTCGAACAGTACGACGGCCTGCTGGTGTGCTCGAACCGCCTGTACGCCAAGCTGTCGCGCCTGCACGACAACGTGCGGCTGTGGCCGGAGGCAATCGACCCCATCTACCTGTCGCGGCGGTGCGAATACACGGACAGGCGCAACGCGGTGCGGATCGCGTGGATGGGCGGCACCGACAACCTCGGCTGGTTTGCGCTGTCGCCGATACGCTGGGCGTTGCCGGAGATTGCGAAGCACTTCCGGCTGACTTGGGTCATCGCCATGCCACCGCGAACCTGCCTCGGGCAGAGAAACGCGACTCTGGCGCGCGACTTGCTACCGGGCGAGGTCGAGTTCCACGCGTGGGAGTACGGCACGGTAGCGGGGCACATGGCGTCCTGCGACCTGAGCGTCATACCGTTGGAGCAGACAGACTGGTGCTGGTGCAAGAGCGACAACAAGGCGGCCAGCTTGATGGCGCTGGGGCTACCCGTCGCCGTCGAGGACGTGCAATGCTATCACGACCTCGTGCGGCACGACGAAACCGGCCTGCTGGCCTACTACGCCGAGGAGTGGGAGCGCAACATCACGCGGCTCATCGTCATGCCGGAGGTGCGGCGCGAGTTGGGCGAGAGGGGCAGGGCCGAGGCATTGCGATTGCGTTCCGCCGCTGTCATCGCCACCCGCCTGCTGGAGGTGCTCGGCGATGGTAGTTGACCTCGGTTGCGGGCACTACAAGCTCAAGGGCGCAATCGGTATCGACCGCGACCCGCGCGCGGCTGCCGACATCATCGCCGACATCGACCGCGATGGTATTCCGCTCGCGGATAACTCAGTCGATGTAGTGCGCAGCAGTCACTTCATGGAGCACCTGCACAACGTGAACGCCGTCGTGTCCGAGATTTACCGCGTGCTGAAGAAGCCGGGCGGGCGTGTGCAGTTTCTCGTCCCTTGGGTGCAGTCGCAGACCATGTACGTGCCGACCCAGCACCAGTTCTACGTCGGCGACTGGTGGCTGCGACAGGACCTGACGTGGCGAAGGCACTTCACGGACGTGAGGTGCGAGTACCAGTACGACAGGGCGCTCCTGCGAGAGGTGCGACGCGCGATGCCCGACCTGCCGCTGGTTGTGGCGCGGGCGCTGTTCTGGAACCTGGTCAGGCTGATGCGGGTCAGGGCGGTGCCGCGAGTGCAACCGCTCACGCCGGAGGAGGCGATTGCGGAGCTGGTGGAGATCGAGCGACCACGGCGGTACGCGCAGACGTACACAGAGGAAGAGGAGATACCGTGAGAGAAAGGGCTGACGGGCAATGCGCATAGCAGTCATCGGCGCAAACGGGCAACTCGGCTCGGAACTGATGGTGGCCTGCAAGACCGCAGGGCATGAGGTCATTGGCTACACGCACGTGGACGTGGAGGTCGCGACCCACGCGGGCGTCGCCGCCATCCGCCGCGACCGGCCTGACTGCATCATCAACACCGCCGCGATGCACGATCTGCTCGCCTGCGAGGAGAATCCGGCGCAGGCGTGGAAGGTGAACGTTGCCCTGCCCCTGATCCTCGCCGCGCGCAGGATTGAGGCCGCGTACGTCTACATCAGCACCGACTACGTGTTCGACGGCACGCGGGGGGTGTACGATGAAGATGCGGCCTGTCGCCCGATCTCAGCGTACGGCCGGACGAAGCGCGCGGGCGAGTTGGCCGCGCTGGTCATGCTGGAACGCGTCGGCGTGTGTCGCGTGTCGTACCTGTTCGGCAAGACCGGCTGTCGCGGGAAGGGTGGCGGGAACTTCGTCGACTTCGTGGTGGACGCGCTGCGTGAGGGGGAACACCTGACGCTCGACGATGACACCTGGTTCTCGCCGACCTACGCGCGGGACGCGGCACTGGAGGTCCTGCGCGTCGCGCAACGGGTCGCGGCCGGCAGGGAGTGCGGAGTGTACCACTGCGCCAACAGCGGCTGCTGCTCGCACTACCAGTTCGCGACGGCAATCGCGGACATAGTTGGCTGGCAGCCGCACTTCGCTGCGCGCATTGGCAACGTGGACCCGCTGCGACCCCGAAAGAGCGCGCTCGTCAGCACGCGCCTGCCGCAGATGCCGCGCTGGACGCAGGCGGTCAGGCGCTACTGCAAGGAGAAGGGCTATGTCACATGAGAGACGGGTGACAATGACGGTGCCCACGACGCACGTGGATGACCGTGGCGAACTGTTTGAGATGCTGCGTCGCGACGACCGGGAGTTCGTGCGGTTCGGGCAGGTGTACATGGTGCGCAGTCGCTGGCCGGGCATTGTGCGGGCATGGCACAGGCACGCGGAGATGTGGGACCACTTCTGCATCGTGCACGGCGCGGCGCTGTTCCAGTTCGTCGATGCGGACCCGGGCGAACCGGCTCAGGATGCGCGTCCCTACCGCATGACGCTGTCCGACCGCAAGGCCGCCGTCCTGCACGTGCCGCCCGGTGTGTGGCACGGCTGGACGGCGCTGGAGCCGGACACGCTGCTGGTCAGCGTCGCCTCGGAACCCTACTGTGGCGACGGGCGGCTATTCGAGAGGCCCGACGAAGAGCGCCTGCCTGCATCCGCGTTCGACGCCTGCTGGAAGGTTGAAGCGCGATGAACGTACTCGTCACCGGCGGCTGTGGCTACATTGGCATCTGGCTCGTGCGCAAGCTGCGCGAGGCAGGACACGCGGTGCGCGTCGTGGACAAGTGCCTGTTCCCGTCGGGCGTCGCGGCGCTGGAGGAATGGGCACCTGACGCTCAGTTGATACGGGCGGACATTCGCGACCTGCCTGATGGCGTGTTCGATGGCATCGAGGCCGTATGCCATCTCGCGGGGCTGAGCAATGATCCGACGGCGGCATTCGATCCAGACGCCAACTGGGCGCTGAACTATGAGGCGACGCGTCAGATCGCCGAGGCCGCGAAGGCCGCCGGAGTGCGCAGGCTGACGTTCGCGTCCTCAGCCAGCGTCTACGGCGCCAGCCATGAGGCGAACCTGACGGAAGATGCCCCAACTAACCCACAGAGCGCGTATGGCGAGAGCAAAGTGGCGGCGGAACAGGCGCTCCTCTCGCTGGCAGATGACGGGTTCACGCCAATCATCCTGCGGCAGGGTACGGTCGGCGGATGGTCTCCGCGAATGCGGTGGGACTTAGTAGTGAACGCGATGGTGAAATCCGCCGTGACGCGGGGCGAAATCAGCGTGTACGCCGGCGGCGAGGCGTACCGGCCGCTCATAGACGTGCAGGATTGCGCGGAGGTGCATGTTCGGTTTCTCGAAGCGGAGGACGTTGCTGGTGGCGTTTTCAACGTCGCGAGACGCCGTCATACCATTTGGAACGCCCAGCCGCTAGGCGAGGGCTACACGATTGCGTGTCTGGCACTCTACATCGCGCACCTGCTGGAGCACAACAAGCACTACTCGGTGCGCGTCGTGGGCGACTGGTCACGCGGTGAGGGGCGGTCCTACGGCATGTGCTGCGCCGCCATGCGCGAGGCGCTGGGCTGGGAACCTACGCGTGGCGTCCAGACGATGGTGGCGGGTGTGGTGCGCGCGATTAACAGAGGGGCCGACCTCGACGCGCCCGAGGCGCGCAACATTGACTGGATGACCGCGCTGCACTATGGTGAGCAGATGACGCGCGAGTTCGGTAGTGTATTCTGACGTGAAGCAATTCGAGAAGGTGAGACGAGATGGCTAAGCGCGGAGTGCCGAAGCGAGACGGGTCCGGTCGTGGGCAGCGAGCAAACAGAGGGCGCGGCGGATGCAAGCCCACGCGGAGGGTCGGCAAGGGACGGCGGCGCTAACCATAGCGAGGAGTGATGGCAGATGCCAAGGGCATTCAGCAAGCGGGCACTGGCTGCGTTCCAGCAGTACGCAGTCGCCAGAGTGGACGCACACACAGCCGCACAGGAGATAATCACGTGGATCGATGAGCATCAGGCCGAGGCGGTGGACTGGCCCAAGAATCCGGACGGCACGCTGCTCGGGCTGGGCTACACGCTCCAGCAGCTTGCGGCGGTGCGAAGGGACGCTGAGGCCATCGTGGCTGCAGGCGAGACGAACCCCGATGCGCGCAACATCCTGCTCGACGCACGGCGGAGGATGAGATGACATGGCTACCGCGGTGCTGACAGGATTGCGCGGGGGGCCAGCCGGGGCCTCTCCCTGCGGTGTGCAGGCCGTGAACGGCGTCTCCTCATTCACGTTCGACCCGGACACCGTGCAGGAGTTCAGGCTATGGGGGCAGCTTCCGGCAAACTTTGCCGGTGACCTCGTGGCCTACATCGCCTACACGATGGACGATGTGAGCGGCGGCGGCAACGTGAACTTCGAGGTCGCGGTCATGGCCGTCAGCGAGGGGGATGCCGCCGATGTTGACACCGACAGCTTCGACACGATCAACGACCTGGTCGATGCCATCCCCGGCGGAGCGGGCTACCTCGGAGTGGCTTCGGTTGCGCTCACGAATGCTGATAATGCCGCTGCTGGCGACTGGGTGCAGTTCCGCTTCCAGCGGGACGCCGATGACGGTGGAACGGACGACAGCGCCACTGGACTGTGCGAGGTCCGCAACTTCTGGATTACTTACACCACTACGTAGAGGTGCGGGATGGCGATTGCGTTCGATGGGAGCGACGACTATGTGGTCACCACTACGCTGGGTGACTTCGGCTCCAGTATGGCCCAAGGCTTTTCACTGAGCCTCTGGTTCAAGACTGCATCGTCCGCGAACGGGATGCTCGCCGGTTGGGTAAATGGCCCAGCAGGGGAGTACAACACCAGTTGGGTCGTGATGTTGAACGAAGACCAGAACGGCATTGCTACACCGGATAGGATTCGCTTTTTTTGTCGCGATGAAGGTGCGGATAAACAGATGTCATGCTGTTGCACCTTCAATACTGATGATTCGTTGTGGCACCATCTTAGCATCATCGCCAACTTCCCGAGCGACGCGGACGTAGAGTTCTGGGTCGATGGCGTGCAGAAAACTACAACATACAGCGGCAACAATAATGCTCCAGACAACCCCGCAGATGCGACAGTGCCCATAGTCATAGGAGGCCACAACAGTAGGGGGACGCCGAACGCCGTGGATATTCCAGTCAGTCTCGCAGATGTGTTTCTGACGAAGAGCAAATGGGGACCGACAATCCCACCTGAGATTTACAGGTTACGTCGGGTGCCATGGCGCTTGTTCGATAGCAATGTGGTCGCGTATTGGCCGCTAGCAGGGCCAACAAGCACTACCGTTAGCACAGCGCACTGGGGCGGCAAGGACCTTTCGGGCAATGGCAACTCCATCTCCAGCGTCAACTCCGCGCCGACGTGGGAGGACGATCCGCTCGCGCCACAGGCATGGACGGAGGGGCTGTTCGGTGGGGCATGGGCGACGACGGCGGCGGCCAACGTGATACCCGTGATGGACTACTACTACCGTAGGCGGAGGACGGCATAATGCAGTTTCTCAGGCAGTCTACGGCTGCGACGCGCAAGATCGGCCCGTTTGTCGATAGCACGGACGGAGTTACGCCTGAGACCGGGCTCACCATTGCTCAGGCCGACGTGCGCCTGAGCAAGAACGGTGGCGACTTTGCTCAGAAGAACGACTCCACCGGCTGCACTCACGACGAGGATGGCTGGTACGGCTGCCCGCTCGACGCCACTGACACCGGCACGCTGGGAAGCCTTGTCGTCGCCATTGCCGTGAGCGGCGCGCTACCCGTCTGGCACGAGTTCATGGTCCTGCCCGCCGATGTGTACGATGCACTCGTGTCTGGTAGCGACGTGCTTGAGGTCGACGTGACGCAGATCGGCGGTGACACGCAGTCCGCTACCGACCTGAAGGACTTCGCGGACGCTGGCTACGACCCCGCCACGAACAAGGTAGAGGGCGTGAAGACTGCCGACGCCCTGACCGCGAACAATGACAAGACCGGCTACTCCCTTGCCAACGCAGCCATCACCGCCGCAGTCATCGACACTGACGCCATAGATGCCGACGCGCTGGCCTCCGATGCCGTGGGCGAGATAGCGGACGGTGTATGGGACGAGCAGCTTACCGGCGCGACGCACAACGTGCCCACCTCCGCCGGGCGCAGACTGCGGCAGATAGACACCGCCCCGTTCTTCACGACCTACTACGTCAACGGCACTACCGGCGATGACAGCAATGACGGCGACGCTCCCGATGTGCCATTCGCCACGATTGGCAAGGCGCTCTCGTCCGTAAGCGCCGGAGAGCATATCGTCATAGCTCCCGGAACCTACAGCGAATCGAACCTGACGCTCTCTACCGCCAGCGTGGTTGTGTTCTGCGAGCCCGGCGTAATCATAGACAGCGGTGGGGCGTCCGCGTGCCTCACGATCAGCGCGTCGTCGTGTAAGATCAGCGGCGCGATATTCCATCCGAGCAGCGCGAGCGTCGGCCTTGATGTGCAGGCCGGGGCGGACTACGTTACCGTCGAAGGCTGTTGCGCCTGTCAGTGCTCTGTGGGCTTCGACATCAACGGCGACGCCACGTGGCTCAGGAACTGCAGGAGCATCGAACACTCAACGAGCGGGGTTGACGTAGCCAGCAAGTACAACCGCATCGACCACTGCAAAGCAGTCGGCGCTGGAGCCGCCGTGCGGGGCTTCTACCTGAGCGGGACGGGCGCAGACCTCAACCAGCTTCTGAACTGCACCAGCATAGGCAACACCACAGCCGGGTTTGAGACGGTTAGCGGTGCGGACCAGAATACGTTCGCCTTCTGCGCATCCGGTGGCTCCGACGGCGGCAAGGTAGACAATGGTAGCAACAACGCGTGGTCCGGGTACGCTGTGGACCCGGCGCTGACGCAGGACGATATACTGTCCGATGCGACGCCGTTCGACGGAGCCAACATAGACGCCGCTGTGAGTTCGCGCTCCTCACACTCGGCCAATGACGTTCGCGACGCTATCCTGTCTGACAGCACCCCATTTGACGGCGCGAACATAGATGCGGCCATCAGTTCCCGGTCTTCGCACTCCGCAAACGACGTGCGTGATGCTATCCTGTCGGACAGTACGCCATTTGACGGGGCCAACATCGACGCTGCGATAAGCAGTCGTGCTTCAAAGCTCTATCTTGACGATCTTGTGGTCCTCGGAACTATCACTGACCTTGGGTACGGCGGGGACTCCGCCTGGGTAGAGACCGACCTCGCGCAGAAGGCCGACGACTACTACAACGGGTGCGTCCTGTTCGTGCTGACGGGAAGTGGCGCGAAGCAGCGCACGGTAGTCATTGATACCGCCTGGACCGGCACCGCCATGCGCCTCACCGTAGAGAGCCTGGGGCAGATTGCCCCGAACGACACGTTTGCGCTCCTGCCGCTGTATGCCCATGACGACCCGGATCCTTCGGGCTACATCGACGCCGCCATCAGCACGCGCAGTTCGCATAGCGCGGCGGACGTTGCGACTGCTGTCTGGGGCGCCGCAAGCCGCACCCTCACGGGCTTCGGGACCCTGATAGCCGACATCTGGAGTTACGCGACACGCACGTTGACCTCCGGCGGCGACGCCACCGAGGCCAAGCAGGACACCATCCTCTCGCGTCTGGGCGCATGGGCGGGCAGCGGCGATAACAACGTGCTGGGCGGCATCAAGGCGCTTGCGAGCAAGGCGGCCTCCGCACCCACCGACATTGGCGGCACGTTCGACCCAACCGCCGATAGCTTGGAGGCCATCCGCGACCGTGGCGACAGCGCGTGGGTCACCGGCGGCGCAGGCAGCGGGAGTTACACCGTCACGCGCACCTACAAGGACGGCAGCGGCAATGCTGTGAGCGACCTGAAGGTCACGTGCAAGAACGCCGACGAAAGCCTCGTCATCGCGACGCAGACTACGGACAGCAGCGGCAACGTCACGTTCAACCTCGACAGCGGCACCTACCACCTCCTCACGCCCAGCACCGTCAACTACAAGGCGAGCAACACGGAGATCACCGTCAGCGCCAACAGCACTGGCACCATCACGCTGACGGCGCAGACTATCCCGTCGCCCTCCAGCCCCGACAAGTATGTGCTCTACATGAACTGCGCCGACGAGCAGGGCGATGCTGTCGGTGCGGCGGCCTGGTCCCTGAAGGTGCTTGACGTGTACCCCGCCGCGCTGGGCGCGGACGATCTCGTCGTGCTGACCGAAGAGAACGCATTCACCTCCGACGCCAGCGGCCAGATCACGTTCGAGGTGCCGAAGACAGTCGAGTTGATTACCATCGAAATCACGCGCACGATGGCCGACGGCACGAGCGAGGTCGCCACCTACCGCGTCGAGATAGACGGCACAAAGGCCAACGCCAGTGACCAGATAGACATCGCCGACCTGCTCTAAGTCGCGACCGGGAGGACACGATGAGCGGCGAGTACACCAACGGCAGCCGCTGTCTGCTGGGCCAGCGGCTCGATGAACGCATGACGGCCCTGAAAGACGACCTGGGCAACATCGACGGCAGACTGGCGCGCCTGGAAATCGCTCTACCGAAAGTCGAGATGGAGGTGGCGACGGTGCGCGCGCGCATAGGCGCGTGGGCGGCACTCGGTGCCGTCCTGGGGGCGGGTATCGTGCAGGTTGTGATGCGGCTCATTTTCAGTTAGGAGGGCGACGGAGATGGAACAGTTTACTGAATGGTGGCTCGCGCTGGACGCGGCGGGACAGGCAGCGCTGATCGGCCTGGCCACGAGCGCGATCGTGGCGCTCGTGCAGCGCATTGCGCCGGGGTTGGCGATTGTGCCCAACAACGTCAAGCGCGTGCTGATTGCGATTGGCGCCGGGCTGTCGGCGTATGCCACGACCGGCAACTGGCCTGCGGCGCTTGCGGCGGCGCTGAGTGCGTTCGGCGCGTACCATGTGGCGCGCGAGGCCGTACGGCGCCAATAGCTTGGGCACAGGCTGCATGGTGGGAGTGCCAATACGCGCTGACGAGAGAATCCCTGGTGTGCCAGCCGCAGGGCGTCAACTTCGGTTAGCGGGATGCCGTAGCTGTTGACTGTACCCGCTGGCGCGTTATGCGCCGCGGTCATCATCGACGGGAGGTGTCGTTATGACACCCGAGGACCCGACGATCAGCGAAGTGCCGAAGTACACCGAGACGGACCTGGCCGCAGTGGAGCAGCAGTTGAGGACGTGGTGTGCGCAACTGGGTCATCGGTTCACTTACGACCTGGTGCGTGGCCCGAGCCAGCACAACCAGTCGGAGTCGCTGGGCACCGACCGCTGGCGGCTCTACTTCTACACCGAGACGAACAAGTACGCGCTCGTCGCGACGCCGGACTACTTGGGCTGTGTGGCATCGTCGCGCAAGCCGCGCGCCGGCGAGTGGTGGACGCGCGGCAACGACCTGCCGGACGGCCCGTTCTGCGAGGAGACCTGGCTGGCGATCCTGCGCGCCGTGGTCGCCTATGAGACCGTGCGTATCCATCCGGTGCAGGAGCCCGTGCCCGAGGTGGTCGCGCGCGACGATCCAATGATGACTGGCGGATAACGTTCCGCGACCGCTGCACGTGCCGCGCGCGTGGAGTGGCGCAGGCTGGCTGTTGACAGGGCCGCCTGCCCTGCTATAATGCCGCCGGGCGCTGTGCCCTCCCTGCCTATGCCATCGCGGCGCTGAGCCGAAAGGCGAGGATGCAGGCTGAGCCCCATCGACTGCGATGGCTAAGGGCAAGCAGCATTCGAGGCGTCCGCCCACTATGGCGGGCGCCTCCGCTCTTTCCCTCCCCCGCTCGCCTCTGCCGACCCCCTCGAAAAAAATTCCCTGGCAATCGCTCGCAAGCCTTGACATCGGTTGCGCGCCGTGATAGAATACCCTCGACGCGAGGGACAGAGACGCAGGAGGCGAGGAAGATGGCCGAGACGACCCCGACAACCGAGCAGGCTCAGCCCACGCTTCGCGCACGAATAGGCCGCCACGCCGGGCAGCGCCTGGAACTCGATGGCACACGCTCGGAATGGCCGTACCGCATGAGCATCGAGGGCGACACCTACCCCCACCGGGCGGCGCTCAAGGCCGCAGGCTTCACGTGGAACCCCGAGCACAAGTGGTGGGAGCAGGAGTTCGACGGCATCCCCACGCCCGAGGCCGCCCAGGCGATGCTCGACGCCCTGGTAGAGCAGGGCCTCGCGGAGTACTTCCATCCCGCGAATCTCAAGGTGCGCCCGCGCTAAGCTACGCTGGAGACGGGCACGGACGGCGACAGAGACAGGAGGGCGAGGAAGATGACCCAGACAGAGCGCGAGGCATACCGGCGGACAGCAATCGCAGAGGGGGACGCCGACGTGCTGTGCTATCTCGACGAGCGGGAGGCGATGGCAGTGCATATCACATTCAGCGCGCAGGGGCGCCAGATTACCCTGACGACAGAGCACAGCGCGAGCAGCTACGGCATCCCCGTGGCCATCATCGATGGCAGGGCCTACGGCCCCGATGATGTTCTGGCCGAAGATGCTGGCCCGGCATGGCTGGAGGCAATGCTGAGCGAGATGATAGCGGAGGGCCTGCTGCCCGAAGCCGAGCGTTGCGTCGGGCGGCTGGTCGCGCACGGGTGGGACGTCGAACATGCCAACAAGCAGGATGGGCCGAATGCTTTCGGCTGCGAGGCGCGCGTGACCGGCGGCGACTGCCTCGACGGCTATGAAGTCGGCGGCTGGGAGCACTCTGCGGAGTGTGCGGCTGTCCGCCGATTCTGTGCCGGATACATCGCCTGACCGCAGGCTACCGGGCGCTCGCGAGTGCCCGGTGGCGTACGGTCAGAGATGAGAGGAGGCGGTAGCCGTGTACGAGAAGGCCAGCAAGGAGCGCCCACAGTATCGCACCCGCAACGGGGCAAGCGCGCTGTACCGCGGAGTATGCAACGGCCACCAGTACATCATACTGTGGGAGCGCCTCGGCGACGTGATGCCGTGCGACGAGGAGCACCGCGACGTGGTGGGCTGGAGCGCGGTGTTGAACGTGCCGGGCGATGACCCATGCGTTGATTACCCCGCCACGTGCGTCGAGACCTTCAAAGAGGCAGAGGAGGCGGTCTGGGACTTCGCGATGGATATGGCCCCACCGCCGCTGCGGTAATACAAAAGCGAGGAGGCGATACCAGTGTACAAGACACGCGACGGTGGAGCACTCTATCGTGGCATCTGCAACGGCCACCAGTACGTAATATGGGTGGAACGGCTCCGAGGCGTAATGCCAGGCGACGAGCCATATCGCGACCTAATTGGCTATGTCGTGGTGCTGAACCTGCCGGGCAATAACCCAGCGGTAGTCTACCCAGCAATCTGGACAGAAACCTTCGAGGAGGCGGAGAATGCGGTCTGGGACTTCGCAATGCATCTGGCCCCACCGCGACTGAACCTAACGCCTGAGCAGCGCCGCCGTGCGCAGCAAGCCAATGCGGCCATAGCGTCGCAGATAGGAGGACGATGATGACGTGCGATTACACCGGCTGGAAGATTCGCACGGGCTTCCTCGACGGCAACCTGTTCTACGGGCAGGTGGTGGAAGGGATAGACGAGGAGGCCAGCGCCGCCCGCTACACCGAAATGCTGGAGGAGGATCTGCAGCGCGCCTTCCCCGGCGCCGAGATCAGGGTCGTGCAGGACAGCGGATCAAGGTCGCTGCCGTACCCATGCCACACCCGCGCCTATGCCCCCAACGGCTTCAGCGAGGACCGGCTTGACGAGGAACTGGCTGTCGAGAAAGAGGTCGTTGCGGTGAGTAATTGCCTGTGGGCGTCTGGCGCATGGCTGGTCAAGCGCGAGGGCGGCGACAGCGATGAGTGATATGCCCGACAAGCCCAAGCCCGGCGGCGCGCTCGAAAAGCTGTGGCGGTACGCCGAGACTGAGCTAAAGTACGACGGCACGCGGTGGGTGGCCGACGCGACACGGCGTAGCTTCCGGCCCATATCGCCGCGCGGCAACAAGCTTGTGCTGGCCGCGCTTAAGGAGCTTGCGCCGGTGGGGGGGGTATCGCCCGTGGGACAATCAGGGCGCGCCGCGCGAGATGCGGGCATATCGCGGCTGCGGGGTCGAGGCGGTGGTGACGTTCCACTCGCGCGGTCTGCACCAGGGCAGGCGCTACGTGGAGAGTGTTGTGCTGGAGCGAAGCTGATGCACGGGAGGCGAGAATGATGACTGACGAGGAGCGGGCGTACATCCTGGCCCGGATTGTGACGCGTGACGAGGCCGGAAAGCACTTCCTGGAGGTGTGGCCGTGGGAGAGCCTCCGAGAGTTGGAGGAGGCGGGCCTGATCGAGATCGACCGGCCCGTGCATAAGCCGAGTGGCATCCCATACGCGGCGGGGTACTGGTCGGTGCGGGTGACCGAGGACGGGCTGGGCGTGATGGAATCATGGCCGGAGTGCTGGCCGGAATAGGGCGGACGCACTCGCGGCAATGTGGCGGCATTCGTAAATGGCGACGAAGGGAGGAGTGGAGATGGAGCGCAGGCAGGTGACTGGCAACGGGGGATTCGCCGGGCGGGGCTACTCGCTCCAGCCGCGACACATGGAGTACATCCGCCGCGTGGCCCAGCAGTTCAACCCGCCCAATCAGTCGGCGGCGCTGCGGATGATAATCGAGGAGCACGAGCTGCTCCACCGCGCGCGGGCGCAGGCAGGTGGAGGGGGCGGTGGGGATGATTGAGATAGGATGCATCGGTGTATCCGCTGGGCTCTTTATAACGGTCATCGTCATCTGGTGGCTGTTCGAGACGATAGGCATGGGTGCCGCTGCATTGCTAATCGGGATCATCTGGTTGTTCCGGCGCGTGGAGGGGCGGGCGGTTCGAGGAGGCGATGAAGATGATTGAGACGATCAGCCTCTGCGGAGCCGTTGGCTTCTTGATCGCGGTCTTCTGGCTGCTCGTAGAGCTGCAGTGGCCGGAGGCTTGCGAGCGGCTGTATGCCCGTTGCGCGGCGCTGGGACGGGGCGTCGTGCGGTGCGCGCGGGAAGTCGCGCGCGGATGTGGCGAACTGGCGCGGGCGTTTGTGCGCGACGCCATCGAGTGGGCCGACGCGCGCTTCCCGGATAGTGAGCGGAGGTGGCCGCGATGACCCGACATGCACATGCCGTGCTCGCTGTCCTCGGGATCGAGCGCGGCCCCGTTCGCTCGAAAGTCATCGCCCGCAAGACGGATATTCCGTGGCGGCAGGTCATCGACGCCGTGCGCGAGTTGCGCCGCGCCGGGCACCTCATCGGCGCTGCTCCTGGCGGTGGCTACTACCTGATCCGCACGGAGGCGGAGGCGCGGCAGACGCGGGCACAACTCGTGGCCCGGCTGCGTGGCATCCGCGAGACCATCGATGCGCTTGATGCGGCGTACCCGCAACTGGCGCAGCCGCAACTGCTCGAGGAGGCGGTCGAACAATGACCAGCAAGTACGATGCGTGGGAGACGGACGAACCGGCGGATTACTCGCCGGTGATCGAGAAGATCGACGAAGCCATCGCAGACGGCGACTACGATGCAGACTTGGAGGATGCCCTGCGGCGGGCAGGGTCCGTCGGAGTGGAGGAGTTGGTGGCCGCGCTCCTGCGATTCTGGGGCAAGCGGTACGGGTCTCGGAAGGCCGACGGCCTGCTGCGCGATGTGATGCTGGATACGTCCCAGGGCCAGTGCCTCCGCGAGCGCTTGGTGTATGACGCGCTGGATGGGATGGTGTATGGCAATGAATGAGCGCCCGGATGTTGAGCAGTACCGGCGTCGGTTGGAGCGCGATGCGGGCGAGATGCTTGACCGGCTCACGTCGGCGAGGACGCTGCTCACGGAAGTGCTGCTGGCGGAGGTGGTGGAGCGGGTCGGGGACGGTGCCACGGATGAGCAGCTCGACAACCTCGAAAGCGGCCTTAATCAGCTGCTGGGGGCGCGCGGCCTGCCGTTGTATCAGGCAAGCGTGGCGCGGGAGTGGCTCGATAGCGCCCTCCGCGAAGTGGCGATGGACTTCGCCGACGAGTTCGCGGAGGACGTGCTGGAGGCGGCGGGGCGGGAGGCCGACGCGAGAGTCGCGAGACTGAAGGCGATAATGGCGCGAGAGGAGAGATGAAGATGGATGTGTCGATGCACGCACATAAGGGCGAGGACAGGTTGCGCGTGAACGCCGAGATCGTGGCTCCACACGATGACCTGCAGAAGCCCTACAGCCGGGTGACCATCCACGGCGCAGATGGTGATGTCGTAACGCTCTACGGCTTCTGCCCCGCCGACCTGAGCGTGGCGGGACAGGTGTTGATCGTGCACGCGGCCCAGTTGGGGGCGCGCATAGCGGCAGGGATGGAGGGCGCGAAGTCAACCGAGGGAGGAGTGAAGGACTGATGGCCCTGCCCGGACGCAGAGGGCCGGTGCTGTCTACGTGGAAGGTCAGCATCGGCGAGCGAAAGTCAAAGACCGCCCCGCCGCGCGCCATGGATTACATCACGATTCGGTACTACGACCGGGCCAAGGAGGTCTGGGTCGTGCACCCGGACCTCCAGGCCCGGTTGTGCGAGATCACGGGGAGCGAGAAGCCGCAATGGTGCCCGGTCATCAGCCCGTACGGGGAACTGGAGCGGGCGGTCTTCACCGAACTGGCGGCATGGGGCTCCAACAACCGCAACGTCTGTCGATGCGGGAGGTGGGTGCAGAAGAGCCGCGAGACCTGCGAGCAGCAGGGACTTCCCTACCCTCCGGCGGGCGGGTGGGAGAACGCTGGCCCAGCATACTTCGTCGGCACCGCGACGCGGACGCGGTGGCGACAGGGGCCGCCGCCGCACCACTACCCCGTGCCGCTGGAGAAGGTCCAGGTGCCATGCGACCCCCACACCTGCGCGTTCGCTCAGGGCCGCTGGGACCACGCGGGGCGCGTGGAGTACCGCGACGCCTACGGTGCATGGCCCAGCGAGAAGGTCGTGGAGGAGGGGCGGAAGCTGTGCGGCATTCACTGTGTCGTGCCGCTGCTGCTCCCGTTCGTGGAGGACGAGTCGCCAAGGGCCTTCTACAGCACTCCGAGCTGGTACAGCTCGGCCGGGCTGATGCGGTCGTGGGCGGAAATCCGCGACATGGCCGGGGGCGTCATCGCGGGGCTGCCCCTCAAGCTGGTGCTGGAGTTCCCGAGGCTCAGGACGCCCATGGGGATGCAGCACCTGGGGGTAGTGCACTTTGAGCCCGGCGTCCCGTGGCGCGAACTCCCGGCGCTCGGCGAGGCGAAGGCGCGGGCGCTGAGGGAGAGCGTGGAGGCCCAGCGCGAACTGGCGTCGCACCTCAAGATGCTCGACGGCGTCGTGGAGGAGACCGAGGCCGAATACACGGACGCATTCGTCGGCGAACACGATCTGGCCGCGGGCGGCGAGCCCAGCATTGCCGACTTCATGGAGGAGCGGTTCCGGGCAGTCGCCTCTGAGGCGGGCTGGACTGGGGCCGCGATTGACAGCTTCGTCGCGGAGGCTAGCGCGGAGGAGTTGGTCCGACAGATAGCCGCGATGGAGGGCGAGGAAGAGGCCACCGACGCCGAGTTCAGCGAGGAGCCGGAGGCGGACGGCGGGGCGCAGGACGAGCCCCCGCCGGATGACGAACCGCCCGTGGAGTGGGACGAGGAAGAGGACCCATTCCCGAACGCGCCGGAGACGAAGGCCCGGCGGCTGATACCGGAGGAGGGCGCAGAATGAACAGACTGCGCAGGCTGCTCTACGCGTTCGCCCGCCTGCTGGGTTGGCTCAACGCAGTCCAGCGCGGGCCGGGCCGGACAGCCGCCCGAATAGCGAACCGCTACATCGGGCGGGGAGTGCAGAGACTGTGGCGCTAACCGGGAAGGAGAGACCGCGATAACGGAACCGACCTCTCACCCGCGCGCGCGAGGGACGTGCTCAACATCCTCGCGAGTGGCGCACAAGCGGGAGCCTCTCACCCGCGCGCGCGAGGGACACGTGTCCCTCACATGAGGCCAGCCTGAGGTTGCTTTGACAACCTACGTTACCGGCGAATGCATAGGCACCGTGGGGTGCTTGCCAGCCCCACGCTCTGCGGGCGCAGGGTAAAAGACCACATGGGTGTAGGGTCGGTCCCTGTGCCGAGAAACCGCCGGATAACATTGGCGAGGCAAACGTAACCCCCGTAAGGGGCGACTGGGGCGTAAGCCCCGCTGAAAGACGGACGGACCCGGAAGGAGAGACCGTGATGACCGAACCGACACACGTGAGCTACAGCAGCCTGTCGCTCTACGCCCGCTGTCCGCTGGCATGGCGGTTCGCCTATGTGGACCGCGAGCAGAGGCAGGAGAGCGAAGCCTGCATCCGCGGGCGGCTCGTGCACGAGTTTGCTGAGATGTACGGCCGCCACTGCATCGAGGCGGGCCTGCCGCGCGATTGGGAGTGGGCGGACGAGCAGGCCGTCGGCTACCGCGACGACGGGCTCGGGGTTGAGAGGCTCTGCCGCGCATTCGCCCGGCAGGTTGAGTTCAACCGCGAGCTGGTGGTGGCGGACGGCGAGGGCGTGGAGCGTGAAGTCGCCGCCGACCTGCCCGACGGCCTCGGGAAGTTCAAGGGCCGCGTGGACCTCGTGGAGTACGCGACCGCGGATGGGCGGCTGTTCGTGACTGACTACAAGTCGAGCTGGGCGCAGGACCGCCCCGACGAGCCGCCCGCCCAACTGATGATGTACGGCTGGGCGCTCCTGCGAATGCCGCAGTTCAGCGGGGCATGCGACGTGATGTTGCGCGCGCACTACATCGGGAACGGCATTACCCACGAGTGGTGGGTCGGTCCCGACGAACTGCGCCCGGATTGGGCGGTGGCCCTTGCGCGACGCATCGCCGCCGACAAGCGGTTCGAGGCGACGCCCTCTCCTCACGCCTGCGCATGGTGCGACTATACGCACGTGTGCCCGTACGCGGCGGGCACCGGCGTGACGATCACGTGCGCGGGGGACGCCGAGGACGCCCTGCGCCGCATCGTCGCCCACGAGGCCGACCTCAAGCGCCTCCGCAATGCGGTGAGCGCATGGGTGCGCGAGCACGGCCCGGTGAGCGCCGCGGGCAAGGTGGCCTATCGCGGGCGGCCGGCCTACGTCGTCGAGCGTGACGGGGCAGCCGTCTATGACGGCGAGTACGTGCTCAAGCGGCGCGTGGACCGGCAGCGGGCGGCGGAGGCGCTGATCGATGCGGGCCTTGACGAGGACGAGGTGACGGAGGTCCTGTTCCCCGACCCGGACCCGAAGGCCCTCGGTCGCCTGCTGGCCCTCGTCGAGCGCGATGAAGACCCATTCGGGTATGGCGAGGCCGACACCGCCGCTGAGGCCCTGCGGGGGATGATGGAGCCGCGGAAGTGGAATGGGGCGGAGCGGTTCCGCATCGACACGTGCGAGGAGGAGGACGTGCAATGAGGACGCCACGCACAGCGGTGACGTGCGGGCTGATGGCGACGCTGCTGGGTGTCTCGTGCGCCGTGGCGTGGGGGCCGCGAGTAGCGGAGAGTGCTGAACCGGACAGCGCCGTCGAGACTGTGGCGGACCTGCCGGACGAACCGCTGCAACGCTGCGCGACCAAGGCATTATCGGGCTGGTTCGGAGAACTTGAGGACTGGCAGCGAGAGGGGTACGAACGCGCCTTGCAGGGCGACGTGCGACAGGTCCGCGCATGGGTCACCACCTACTTCCCCGAGGAAGGCTTCCCGCGCGGCCAAACTACGCGCTACGGCCACGGCGTAGACGAGCGGTGCGTCGCGGCCAACCTGCTGCCCGCCTACACGTGGGTCTGGCACCCCAGGACCGGCATCCGGCAGGTGCTCGATACCGGCGCGAGGCGCAATGACCGCGTGGCGCGGCGCAAGGGCGCCGACCTGTGGCTCGACTTCTGGGAGCCGGTCCGGGGGAGCTTGTGGGGCGACGATAACGCGGGCGTGCGACAGATATGGGTCATCGGGGCTTGACAGGCCCGCGCGGATATGGTAGCATGAAAATGTCTGGGGAGACAGGAAAGATCATGCAGCTATGGCCAGGTCGATCCACAACAACCGACGCTCATCACGCTCAGAATTGCCCCTGCGCGCCTCGCGTCCTGTCTCCCCTCCCCTCACGGACTTGGCCAGCGCGCAGGGGCTTCTACTTGCCCCCGGTGACCACAGAGGCTCTGTGGTTGCCGGGGGCTTGTTTGTGCGAGCTACAGCATGGCGGGGAGGGCGGCGGGCGTGAACGTCCGGCGGGCGTACCACACTGAGCTTGACCCCAACGAAAGACAGCGGCGCCACTTCGAACGCAGCGCCGGGGCCGCTCGCTGGGCGTGGAACCAGGCGCTCGCGGTCAATCAGCGGTACTACCGAGAAGTCGGGGTGGGCCTGACGTATGCGCGCATGAACCGGCTCCTGACTAGCTGGAAGGCGCATCCGTGCAACGCGTGGACTTACGAAGTCTCGAACTACTGCTTCCAGTCGGCGCTACAAGATCTAAACCGCGCCTTCACCAACTTCTTTGAGGGCCGGGGCCGCTATCCTCGCTTCAAGTCCCGACACGGGCGCAAGTCATTCCGCGTCTACGGTAGTGTTCTCGCCGCCGACGAGCGGCGGGTCAAACTGCCGAAGATCGGCTGGGTGCGCACAAAAGAGCGCGGCTACATTCCGGTGGGCGTCAAGCCGGTATCGTGCACAATCAGCGAGCGCGGCGGGCGCTGGTTCGTCAGTTTTCAGATCGACGAGGAACATGAGCGCGGCATGGCGACCGGGGAGCCCCTCGGCGTTGATCTCGGACTGACCGACCTCGCCTGCGCCTCTGACGGTCGGCGCTGGGCGGGGCCGAAAGCATTGGAGGCGGCCCAGCGCAAGCTCGCCCACTTGCAGCGCAAGCTCGCTCGGCAGAAGAAGGGTAGCGCCCGACGCGAGGATACGAAGCGGCGGATTGGGCGCCTACATCTCCGCATCAGCAACGTGCGCGCCAACGCCCTGCACGAGTTGACCAGCGAACTCGTCGGGGTGGGTCTCCCGCCTGAGCAGCGCCCGCGTGTGATTGTGATTGAGGACTTGCGGGTTCGGAACATGCTGGGCAACGGTCACCTCGCCCGCCACATCTCGGACGCCGCCTGGGGCGAAATCAAGCGCCAACTTGAGTACAAGTGCGAGTGGTGGGGGGGCAAGCTGGTGATTGTTAATGCTGCCTACACCTCACAGACCTGCAACTCCTGCGGCTGCGTCAGCGCCGACAATCGACGGGGGAAGCGCTATGTATGCGCCGAGTGCGGCTACTCGGCCGATGCTGACGTGAATGCAGCGAAGAACATCCGCGACCGCGGTTTGTGGCACGTCGCCGAGAAGGCCTCGGAGACGGAAAACGCACGTAGAGGGCATGGTAAGACCTGCTCGACGTTTGAGGAGGCGCGGCTCTGTGAAGCGTGAATCGGGGACGTTACCCGTAGCGCCCGGCGCAACGCCGGGCCAGTCCACGCGCGCGGGGGGTGTATGAATGTGGAGCGTTGGGCGCGAAACCTGCGCAACGATGTGTGCGCCCCACGTGCGCAGGGGCTGCTGGTTGCCACGGCTCCTCGTCATCGGCCTGCCAGAGTGCGCCCCACGTGCGCCAGTGCTGCTGGTTCCGCCCACCGATCTCGCTCGCGGCGCGCGCGTGCGCCCCACACGCGCAGGGGCTGCTGGATCGAACTGACGGGTATCAGTCCGCTGCTCATGTGCGCCCCACTTGCGTGGGGACTGCTGGGAGACGCATCCGAAAAAGAGTGACCATGATGGACGCCGTGAAGGTCGAACTGACGGGTATCAGTCCGCTGCTCATGCACAGATTCCCCCTGGAGGACATCGACCCGCCGCTGGAGAAGCGGACGCCCGAGGACCAAGCGGAGATCGCCGCCTATCGCACCCCGGACGGCGAGCTGTACATCCCGGCAGAGGCCCTGCGACAGGCCCTCATCCGCGCCGCCGTCTACTCCAAGGGCAAGGGCCGCGCCAGCCTGCAGAAGCCCGTCGCGGCCTGCATCGCCATCGAGCCCGAGTACCTCATCCTCGACCCGCAGGAGTACACCATCGACAGCCGCTCGGTGGTGGTGCCAAGCACGAAGGGCCGCGTGGTGCGGCACCGCCCGCGCTTCGATGACTGGTGCATCGAGGCGGCGATTCGATACGACCCGGCGCTGGTGACGCAGAAACAGTTGCGGCAGATCATTGACGACGCCGGGTCGCGCGTGGGCGTACTGGACTGGCGGCCAGACTGCAAGGGGCCGATGGGTCGGTTCGTGGTGACGCTTTGGGAAGCGCAGCAGAACTGACTTAAGGTGGGGCGGGGTAGGGTACGGCAAGGCATGGCTAGGCAGGGTGAGGCATGGCAAGGTAAGGCGAGACAGGGTTAGGCTGGGACAGGTATGGCAGGGCCAGGTACGGCAGGGCGAGGTGCGGCGACAGACACGGCGGTGCGATTGACATAGGGCGCGAGAAGTGGTATGGTGAACCTGTCCAGCCAGGGCGCTTCAAGGAGGTTCGTTTCATGTACATCAACCGGATTGCCCCCACAGGGACTACCAGCGCGGCCTCCTTGTCTTGGCTGGACAGGATCGCGGTCTCTGTGGGGGCTTTTTCTTCGCCCAAGCATTACAGAATACCTGTCCTCAATCGGACGGTGCCGCGATGACTGAGTTTTTCGACCGCTATTCATTCGTCGGGCGGGGCCTTGCGGCAATGCTGATACAGCGTTGTCACTACTCCAAGGTCATGCCGCGCATTACGAAAGCTTGCATCGGCGGCTGGGTCGGAGGGCGGCTAATGGGCGTCCTCACGCTCGGTTACGGAACGCGGCCCCTGCATACGATTCGGAAGATGTTCCCTGACCTCGCCTCGCGCGATTACCTCGAAATAGGCAAGTTCTGCATCGACGACGCTATGCCGCGCAACAGTGAAAGCCAATTCCTCTCACGCGCAGTCGCGCTCATTCGGGCGGCTTTCCCCGACGTGCTGCTACTGTACTCGTGGGCCGACGGCATCCTCGGCAAGCCCGGCTACGTGTATCAGGCGGCCAACTGGTACTATGGCGGCTTCATCTGGACCGAATGCTATCTCGACGCTCAAGGCGGGCGCGTCCATCCTCGCACCATGCAAGGCCTGACGGCCACCGGGCCCGGCCTCGGACCACGCGACTTTGAGACGACGACCGCCGCGGGCTTCACGCGATGGCGCGGCAAGCAGTTCAGGTACTGTCTACCACTATGCGACAAGCGCCGGTGGCGCGAACTGCAACGTAGCAGCCCGATAGAGTGGCGACGAGGCGACTACCCCAAGGATAGCGACTGTGTGTGGCGCGAACAGATTGCCCCCGGACAGTACGTATTCCGCCGGGCTATCCCGTGGACTGGTACTGATTACCCGCGCAAGCCCAATGCCCAACTTGGCCTATTCGATGAGCGTGCGCCTGGAGGCAGGGTCGCCGCGACCACCGGCGACGACGGTTCGACTCCGCTCCGCACGCTCCAAGCGGAGACCCCGCACTGCCCGGCGGGGCCGAAGAAGGGGTGACGCGACCATGGCGAAGCAGTGGGCGAAGGTGCACCGTGACGCGATGCTGTCTGAGCGCCTGTGCTGCCTGTGGCGGAAGTCGAAGACGGCCCTCGCGCTGTACTGGCCGCTCAAGGCCCACGCCGACGACTTCGGCAGGTTCACCGCCGACCCTGCCAGATTCGCCCACGTCATCGGGGGACTGGCGCGCATAACGCCTACGCAGGCGGCGCGGGCGCTGGAGGCAATGGAGGCTTGCGGGCTGATCCGGCGCTACGAGGTCGATGGCGACGAGCTGCTCGAAATCGTCGACTACCACCGGCACGACAGGCCGAACTGGCTGAGAGTGAGCGGGCCTGAGTACCCGCCGCCGCCGGACTGGGAACCGCCCGCCGACCTGGTCAGGTTCGCCGAAGAGTACGGCCACCTGAAGAACGTCACGCCGGACAGGTATGGGCTGCGTGTCGGGCTAAGCGCCGCATGTGACCGGGTAGTGCAGCTCATGTGCCGCACAGCTGCCTCGGACGCGGGTACACCTGAGCCCACAGCTGTCCCCTCACCTGTGCCAACACCTGTTTCGACACCTGCTGGGACAGGTGTTCCTACAAGTGTTCCGGCAGGTGCCGAACACGACGGCAACAGACTAGACCAGACTAGACTAGACCAGACTAGACCAGACACAGACGTACACGACGAAGAGTCTCAAGAGAGTACTTCCAACAGCGACGACAACGGCAACGGCGCACGGCCCTACGACGACCTGCCCGACGACGTGGGCATGAAGAAGTGCAACTACCCCAACCTGCGCAATGCGTGCTTTGACCTCCCCTGGTCACAACACATCTGCGACCGCTGGCTCGTCGAATTGATCATCGCGATAGAGGGCGAGGCGGACTGGTACATCGCGAATGAGGAGGAGGCGGTGGCGCTGCTGGCCCGATTCCCGCCGAAGGCCACGGAGAAGCACCTGCCCGCCAAGTGGCTTGAGCGGATAGAGCGCGAGCGCGAGGAAGCGGAGGATGACAGGGACGCGGACCTTGAACGCGCGTGGGAATTGCAGCGCAAGCTCGATGCAGAGCGGGAGGCGCGGTTGGAGGCGTACTACGCTGAGCACCCAGAAGAGAGACCGGAGGTGCAGGGATGAGCGACTTCGGCCTCGCTGAGACGAAGTACGGCTTCCGTTGGGGGCCATTTCGCATCGAGCGTGTGGGGTGCGACCGTCGGGGTGGCGTCGTCGTGTACGTGGGGTCGGAGAGAGAGCAGTACGAAATGAGCGTGTCGCCCGATGGCCATGTGGACGTAGTGAAGCGCGACAGGCCGTTCTGGTATGAGCAGCAGGTGGGCGTTGCGGAGAGCCGGGAGGGGCAATCGTGACTGACGCCGCCGACCGCCTTCCCCCGCAGGACCTTGAGGCCGAGCAGGCGACACTCGGGGCGATGCTGATTGATCCCGAGGCGGTGGTGCGGGCGCGGGCGCTTGTGCGGGCCGAGGACTTCTACCGGGAGGCCCACCGCGAGATATTCAGTGCCATCGAGCACGTCGCAGACAGCGGTGGGGCCGTGGACCCGGTGACGGTGGCGGCGGAGTTGCGGCGGCGCGAGGCGCTGGAGCGGTGTGGGGGCGGCGAGTATCTCACGGCGCTCATAGCGCAGGTGCCGACGAGCGCGCATACGATTCGCTACGGGAGCATCGTTGCGGACTGTGCGGTGCTGAGGGCGCTGGTGCGACTGGGGGCTGAGCTACAGTCGGCGGCGTACGACAAGCCGGACGACCCGGCGGAGGTGTTGGCGGAGGCGGCGCGGGCGATTGCCGACCTGTGCAGCACGCGGACGGCAGGGCGGGGAGCGGTGCGAGCAGCGGAATATGCGGAGGCGATGATGATGAGACTGGAGACAGCGATGGAGGCACCGCCGCATGTGAGTGCGGCGCGGCTGGGGATTGCCGACCTTGACCGGCAGATGGGCGGGCTGGCCGGGCACGGGCTGGTGGTAGTGCGGGGCGTCGAGAAGGCGGGCAAGTCGATGGTGGGCTTGAACGCGATACTGTCCTCGGCGCTTGAGTTCGCGGAGGAGGGGGAGAATGGGAGGTGTGCCGTCGCCTACGTGCTGGAGGGTCAGGACGTGTGGGAGGAGCGGGCGATGGCGTGGCTGGGCGAGTTCTCGGCGTCGGTGTTCTCGCCCGCGAGCCCCGTGACGGCTAAGGAGCGCGAGCGGTTCCGGCAGGCGGCGCAGAAGTGGCGGGGGTTGCCGCTCTACGTGAGCGGAAGCATCTTCGACCTCGACCGCCTGCTCACCGACCTGCGCCGCATCAGTATCAGCGAGCAGATCGGCCTGGTGCTGATAGACTACGCGCAGCTAATCCAGGGCGGCCAGGGCGACACGCTTGTGCAGGCGGCGGAGGACAAGGCGAATCGGATTGCGGCGCTGGCCGCGGAACTGCGGTGCCCTATCATTGTGCCGTCGCAGTTGACGGACGGACAGGCGGGGCGGCACGCGAAGTGGGCGCGGGCGTGGGACGAGGCCGCCACGCTCGTGTTCGATGTTGAGCGGGGGCCTGAGGGTCGCCGGGCACAGCGGCGGCGAGAGGATTGGCAGGCGGAGGAGTCGGGGCGGTTGCGGCTGCACGCGTGTCGGCGGAGGCCGCCGTTCGGGGTGCACGCGGTGCGGTTCGACCTTGCGACGGGGCACATCACCGATGCGCCGGAGGGCGGCGCGGGCGCGTCTGGCGAAATGGATCAACGTTGGTGAGGGGTTCTGGACCATGGCTGAGCAAACGCCGCGGGATGCTTGCGCACATGGCGATGAGGAGCGTACCTGTGAGACATGTGTCTGGGCAACACCGGCTGATGAGGTGCCGCTGGGTGAGGATTGGGCGCTCGACATGGAGAGGGACCTTGGGTGCGTCGATGAGGATAGCATCGTTTGCCCGTTCTGGGACGGCGTAGTGCCCTGGCCGTCGGAGTATGGTTGCAAACATTGGAAGGGACGAGCATAGGAGCCGAGACCGGTTGTCTGAGCGCGTCGCGAATGACGAGGAGGCACAGAAAGATGGACGAACAGATGTCGTGCGGACCCTGTGCGCGTTGTGGGCGGATGCCCTCTAACGCTGGCAGCGGGCTGTGCATGTTCTGTGCGCAGGAGACACTTGCAGACACGGTACGCAGAATCGGGGGATTACTGCTCCCGCTGCCCCTATCGGCCTGACAAACTGGAGTACACGTGCGCCGAGTGCTGGGATGTGTGGAAGGCCCGCCAAGAGGCGGTAGATGATGGCGCGTGATGGAGGAGCGCGAGAATGGAGAGTAGACAACGCGAAACAGCCATTGAGCAGGCGGCGCGCGAGTACGAAGAGGGTGAACTTCGACATGTGGTAGCCGAGCGGGTCCGGGGCGCTATCGGACTCCTGATGCGACACCTCGACGAAGGTGCGTGGGAGCTGGCTCTCGATGTGCTGCGCACCGGGATGCCGGCGTTCGAGCGGAACGTGCGACGCGATGTCATCAGGCAACGCGCGAAAGAGCTTTGGCAGACCGCGCGCGCGGCGAAGGAGGGACAGGGAGATGCTCTATGAGGAATACCGGCGATTCGTTGAGCCCGGTTTCGTGGTCAACGCGAAGAGGCCGCAGGTGCGCCATTGCCACCTGGAAATCAGCTTCGCCCATGTGATGGCGCGCGCACTCGAAGCTGGCTACCGCCTCAATGAGGGCGCCGTGGTCGCCAACGGCTGCGACGCCCGCGACTTGCCTGATGGATTTCTCGCCCATGCCGCGGAGAGGGTGTTTCAGTTGGCGGGCGACTGGATTGATGACGAGGGGTTCGACATGGCGATTGAGGACGCGGCGGAAGAATTCGGGCTGGTCATCACCAGCGACGGCGGAGGAGGTGCATCATGAACCGGACGGGGATTGAGTGGTGTGATTACACATGGAACCCGCTGGGGGCGGGATGCAGCGAGAGGTGCGGGGCGACGCCGGAGCAGCCGGAGGGCTGGTGCTACGCGTACAGGATGCGGCATCGGTTCAAGCCGGGCGTGCGCGCCGACGGCACCACCTACGGCTGCCAACTCTGCTACGAGTTCGTCCCGCATCTGCATCCCGAGCGGCTCGACCAGCCCGCGAAGGTGAAGAGCCCGCGCATCGTGTTCGCGGGATCGATGGGCGAGATGTTCGACCCGGAGCTTACCGCCGTGGAGCGCGAGCGGGTGTGGGTCGCGATGCGCGCGGCGCCGTGGCATCACTACGTGGTGCTGACCAAGCGCCCGGACCTGATCGACGCGGAGGAGCTTGTGCGCTTCTCCGACGATCTGAACCTCTGGCTTGGGGTCAGCGTGACTTCTCAGCCAGACTGGTGGCGCGTGGATGAACTGCTGCTGCGGTGGGACTGCGGGAGCGTCGGGGACAGGCACCCGTTTGAGCCGATCATCAGCTTTGAGCCGCTACTGGGGCCTATCGGCGAGTCGATCCCGCGAGAGGTCAGGTGGGTGATAGTCGGCGCGCAGACGGGGCCGGGGGCGGTTCTGCCGGATGACCGGTGGGTTACGCGGCTTGGCCTATCCACCGCTGTAAACGGTGTTCCGCTGTTTGAGAAGGACAACTTGCAAGCAATGACGACGCGGCTGCTGATGCAGCGCTGGCCGGAGGCGATGGTGCGGGAGACGACGGGGAGGGCGGCAGGAGGAGGCGACTGACGATGCATGACGCGGGCCGTCTGGTGGCCGTAGCGGTGTTGTTTGGGCTCATTATGGCGGAGTGCGCCTGGTTGATTGCATATCTGGGTGTGCCTGGCGAGGCGGCATGGATCATGGGGCTGGTGATCGGTGTGGGCATTGGCGTATTGATAGGCACGAACATAGCCGCCCTCGTGGCGGCAGAGGAGGGTGACGACGATGCATGATGCTGGCTGTCTGCTGGGCGCGCTGCTCGGGCTCGTCATCGCGGGCGGGATGTGGATATTCGCGCAGCCGGGCGCGCCCGCGGCGGTGGCATGGCTCATGGGACTCGTCATCGGTGCGGGCATCGGCACGCTGATAGGCAGAGAGGGCGAAGGCTGATGAGCAACTGGCCGCCCGACATCACTGAGGCCCTGTGGTGGGGCGTGCGCACCATTCCGATGACGCCCGCCCCGGAACTCGCCTACAATCCCATCCTGCTCATTCGCGCGGGCGAGAAGACGCACACCGTGCGCGGGCAGCCGCGCAGGCCCGGCACCATCGCCCAAGTCACGGTCCGAGGCAAGCGCATCCCGCTGTGGGTGCGGTTTACGAAGAGCGAGGTTATCAGCCACGAACGGATGATGACGGACGAGTTCGCCTACGCCGATGGGTTCCGCCCCCCACCGTGGGGGCTCACACCGTGGCAGCCGAGCGTTACGCCCGTCGAGTGCCTGCGCAGATTCGCGGAGCTGCACTGCCCTCGCATGTTGGAATACGGTGCCCGGCTCTACCTGCTGCACTTCGAGGTCGTGCGCGACGAGATGGACGACACTCACGAGACGCGCCGAAAGGGATGATCGTGGTGACGGAGACGGACCGGATGCGCGCCGTGAGCGGGCTGATCATTGCCTGCCACCGAATCGCCCGGCTCAAGCTCAGCGCGCGGCGCGCTGAGACCGGGCGGGAGTTTGACGCACACACAATCGCGCTCTTCGCCGAGAACGAGATGCGCGAGATCATGGCGAAGGTCGACCGGGCGATAGCAGAAGGGGAGGGGCGCTGATGATTCCCGAGGCCGCCGCCAAGTTCGACATTCCGGTCCGCTGCCCGTGTGGGCTGACGTGGTACGGGGCGAGCCACGCCCTCGGTGCGCCGGATGACTGGCGGACGAAGAACGGAGGCTCCATCATCCGCCTGTTCGTGCGCCGTGGCGGGCGTGCGTACTGCCGATGGTGTGGGGCCGCCGTTGGGGTGACGGAGAGCGGCGAAGCGTACAGCACCGAGGAGTGCACGTGGCGGCAGATAGACGAACTGCGCGCTCGCCTGCTCGGGCAGCGTCTGACGATCCATCGGCTGCGCCGGAGGCTGGTACTGGCAGAGACGAAGATGACTGCGGAGGAGCGCATGGCGGTCGCGGCGCAAGTGATAGCGGAGGGGTTGACTGCGGTACAGTCCATCAGAGGAGAGGAGGTGGCGAAGTGGGGCTGCCAAGGATAGACATGCCGGGCGGCGACAGCGATGGCGGAAGGGACTATCCGCGAGTCGCGATGTTTCAGATTGGGCCCGAGGCAACGCCTATCGCCGAGGCGCTTGGGCTGAGGGCGGGGCAACCGCACATGGTGGCCGTACTGGCGGCGGAGGCGTATGTGGCGTTAGTGGCGGAGGCTCATGAGGGGCGGCGCTTGCGAGCGGAGGCAGACGAGGGGCTGCTGGTGCAGTACCCGAGCGTGAACTGATAGCGCCGAGAAAGGGCGAGAGACAATGATCGAGACGAACCGAGTGGGAGGCGCGAGCAATGGGGCCGACTGAGGCCATGGGCGTGGACACGAGCATGACGCGGACGGCGTTCGCGAGGCTCGAAGCGGACGGGAGTGAACACATACTGTCTGTCAGAAGACCGAGGGCGGGCGACCTGTACTGTGCGAGGATGCTGGGTGATGTGCGCAGCCAGACACATGTGCTCGTGAAGCCGTGCCGGCGGCTATGCGTGGTGGCGACGGAACGGCTGACGGGGATGCGCGGGGCGGCGGAGAAGAACGTGGCGCTCCAGTGGGCGGTTGTCGAGGGCGCGTTCAACGCCATCATCGAAACCGCTCAGGAGGGCCGCGAGGAGTACATCGAGCCTCGGCTACACATTGCGCTCCCCACGCCCGCGCAGCTTAAGAAGTTCGTAACGGGGCGCGGCGATGCGGAGAAGGCGGGCATGGGCCGGTTCATCGAGCGCCACTGGCCGAACGCGCCCGACCAGGAGGACGAGGCTGAAGCCTACGCGCTGATGCAGTTCGCGCGTTGCAGGCGAGCATTCCTACTGGGTGAGATCGGTCGGGGCGAGGACGAGCATCCTAGCTGGACCGCCTACCAGGTCGAGACTGCCTGCAAGGATCTGTTTTCCGACGCGAAGGCCGGACGCATCGAGCATATCGACGTGACGGGCGAGGATGCGCTGGGAATTGTGTGGGAGTTCCGCGAGAAGGCATGGGAGGCGAGGGCATGACTGATTGGCAGCATGTAGACAGAAGAGGAGGCACACCCGTTGCAGTGGAGCCACGTTGAACTGATGCAGGACCTCGCGCAGTGGCTAAAAATACCCTGCGGTGGCACCAGCATTCCGCGCTTTGTGACCGTACACGCGAGCCTCGGCAGCGCCTGGGAGAAGTCTGGTGTGCCACAGGCCGACGTGTTGTCGGTGCGTGGCAGCCACACGAACTTCGAGCTGTGCATCTACGAGGTCAAAGTGAGCCGCTCAGACTGGACCTCGGAGATGAGGAGAGGCAAGTGGAGGCAGTACCTGCCGTTCTGCAACCGGCTCGTCTTCGCCTGTCCCTCTGGCCTGGTCGCCAAGAACGACGTCCCCGAAGGCTGTGGGTTGATGACACGCTCGGAGGGCGGCTGGCATGGGGTGGTTGCGGGCCGCCATCGACGGTTGGAGCAATGGGATGTGCACACTATGGTGGGCATCCTGCTGTCACAGGGGAACACGGGCCGCGGCTGGAAGTCCGCACCGGAGGACCGAGTGCATCGTGTGCGTTCCCTGCGCAACGCGGTCGAGATGGGTGACTTCGGGAAGCTGACGCGGCACCTCGGAAAGCGGATTGGGCGGCTGGTGAGGCTGGGGCGGGCAATCGAGAGGGGCGACGACGTGGTGGCGCGCATCGAGGCCATCGAGAGCAATCTGCGTGGGCTGGCGAAGACGCTGGGCGTCAAGGCGGCGGATGTGCTGGGCAACGGCCTCCTGCCCCGCTGGCCTGACTGGCGGCTCGGCCAGTTGCTCCGCGAACTCCAGGCTACTATGCCGGGGATCGAGGAGGCCAGCGACCTGCTCGCAGCCACCGGCCAGTGTCCGCCACCGGGCGTTCGATCCGCTGGCTCGTGTAGAAGCTGCCGTGACAACGGGCACGAATCGTGGCGGCGTCCCGATTGCTGGCGCGAGTACCTGCTGCGCGACCGCGAGAAATGCCCGCGCGAGGAGGCGGACGTATGACTGACCGGGAGGTCGTGGTGAAGAAGAAGGCGGGGGTGTACCGGGAGCGCGACGCCTTGCGGCAGGGGCTGGCAGAGTTGCTGAAGGAGCGCGAGGCGTTGCGCGCGTGCGTAGCGGCGCTGGAGAGGGAGTGCGAGGCACTGCGTGCGGCGCTGGAGCGCGCATTCAATATCCTGCGGCGCATGCCGCCCGACCGCGCCGAGGTCGCCGAACGCTTGGCCCGCGCGCTGACGGACGGGGAGGGTGAGGACCGGTGACCCTTCAGCGGAAGGCCGAGACGGCGACGTGCGAAATGTGCAGGCGCGAAGTGCATCCTGATACGCTGCGCCCCTATCTGGTCAGCGCGGGCACGGTGCTCCGGGCCTGCCCGACGTGCTGGGCGCGCGTGAACAGGCAGCGCAAGAAGGGGCGACAGGCATGAAAGTCGATGGACGTGAGAGAGGCCGAAGGAATGCGCAACGCGACAAAGCAAAGCGCGAAGCATGGAAACGCCGCTGGGCGTGGCAGCGCTCTCTAACGGCGGCCATCCTGCGCGCGCGGCGGGGAGGACCATGAGGGCGCGAGACGCCTACCGCTATCTGTGCCGATGGCAACGACGCCTGCGGCTGGAGGATTGGGCGCTGACGCTTCATACGCACGAAGGCGATCACGTCCACCCCGATTGGCGGGACAACGGTCGCGTGGTCATGGGCGGCATCGCCAACACCGTGCCCGAGACACAGAGCGCCGAGGTGCACGTGGGCGTCTACGGCGACGCGCGCGTGGTGCGCAACACCATCCGCCACGAAGTGCTGCACGTGCGGCTTGCCGACGCGGAAGCCGTATTCGAGCAGGCGCTGACCGCCGTAGGCCCTGAGAGTCGTGAGATGCTGCGTGGACTGTGGGACATCGCCATCGAGCGTGCCATCGAGGCAATCGCGGCGGCGCTGGAGGATGACGAGGACGCGGAGCCTTGATTGCCGGACGCGAGGAGGGTACAATGGCCGAGAGGAAGAAGCGGGAGGCCGTATACACGTGGTGCACTCGGTGCGCTGAGTTCACCAAAGGGACCGCCTGGTGCCCACGATGCGGCCATGACCGGCGCGGCTTCCTGCCGGTGCGACTTGAGGAGGAGCGCAAGCAGGCGTTGCAGAGTGACCCCGGCAGGCGGGGGCACTAACGGCAGCATGGCCTCTGACCGACGGCTCTTACCCATGCGCAGTCGCCAACCGCGAGGGCGGCTGCGCGTCCATTTGTACCGAGAGTTGACGTGACGCGCGCGGCGGGTATAATGGCAGCAGACAAGGAGGCGTGGCCTATGCCAATCAGGGATGGCGTAATCAAGCCGCTGCGACGGACGGGCACGATTGACGCCGGGCACGTACGCTACTGGTTCGGGCGGAGGTGCGACGGCGGCAGTCTCGTCACCGCGGGCCTGCCGATTGTGGGGCGGGCGACGGTCCACCGGGAAATCGCCGACGCGATGATCGGCTGGCTCCACGACGTGCAGAAAGCGGGCGAAGAGCACCTCGTCGATCTGGACGACTACGGCGGCACCTACAACTGCCGCGCGACCCGTGGCAGCCGGACACCCAGCCCGCACTCATGGGGCATCGCCATCGACCTCAACGTCCACCACCTCTGCAACAACTCCGGCAAGGAGTACCGGGCCGCCCGATGGAACTTTCATTGCGAACCGTACGAAGTGCCGGGCAGTTGCCGCCGCCTCGCGAGGTACGCCAACCGTTGGGGCTTCGCGTGGGGCGGGCACTTCTCGCGCCCGTACCTCGACCCCATGCACTACGAAGCCACGGAACTGACGCTGCAAATCCTGCGCGATGGAGGGCCGACCGGCGACAGGCTTGGGGCGGCCCGGCTCGTTGTGGCCCTCCCCGGCTATGAAAACACAGCGGAGCCGCTCTTCATCGACGGGACGCACTACATCAGCGTGCGCGATGCGGCCCGGCTCATGGGCTGGGAACTGATAGATCGCCGGGCGAAGGACGGGAAGCTGTACCTGCGCAAGGAGGGCGAGGACGATGGTGCCCAGTGACGCCGGGGTGTTCTGGCGGATGGTGACGGACGCGCTGCGCCTGATTGAAACCGACGCGGAGGAGCTGCTCGATGCGGTAGAGGGCTATGCCGACGCGCGCCGCAAGGGGTTGACGGAAGGCGAGGCGGCGGTGTACGCTCTACTGGAGATGAAGTCGCGTCGCCTCGCGGAGGACGAGGCCATCGCGGAACTCATGGGCTGGCAGGGCGTCGATAAGGACGAGAGGAAGGAGCGCCTGCGGGAACTGTTCCGCGCCATCGCGCGGCAGTTCTGACGGGGAGGTGAAGAGCCATGCCCGCCGGACGCCCGACGAAGTGCACGCCTGAGCTGATCGAGAAGTTCGGCGAGTACATGGGCGCGGGCCTGTACCTCCAGCACGCCGCGGCCCTCTGCGAAATCACGCCCCGCACCGCCGAGAACTGGTTCAACTGGGGCGAAGCGGCCCTCCAAGAAGTGGACAATGAGATCGAGCGCCTGGAGGGAAGCAAGCGGCTCTACGCCGAATTCTTTCGCGTCGTACGCGCGAGAGAGGCGAGTGCCATCGCTCGCAACCTCGCGATCATGCAGCGCGCCGCCCAGGACGAACAGCCTGGAGACTGGCGAGCAGCGGCGGAGTTCCTGCGAATGCGCTGCCCCCATACGTTCGGGATGCGGCGACAGCGGCATGAGGTCAGCGGCGCAGGCGGCGGTCCCGTGGAGGTGAAACACGACGGCCTCAACGGCGCAGATCGCACGCAAGAGATCGTCAACATCCTCCGGCAGGCGGGAGTGGTGGAAGGACCGGAAGCTGCGGCGGCTGATAGTTCCGAGGCTGACTAGTTACATCCCGCACACCCCGCATCCGAAGCAGCAGGCATTCCTGCTGTTGGATGATGTGTTGGAGGTCCTGTTCGGCGGAAGTGCAGGTGGCGGGAAGGCGCTAAGTCTCAGTACGCCGGTGCCTACTCTGCACGGCTGGACGACCATCGGCGCGATCATGCCCGGCGACGTGATATTCGACGAGGCTGGCAGGCCAACGCGGGTCGTAGCGGTCTCTGAAATCATGCACAATCGTCCATGCTTTGAGGTTTGCTTCTCCGACGGCAGCAACATCACCGCCGATGGTGAGCACGGCTGGCACACAATGACCGCCAAGGAGCGGATCGCTGCGGTTCATCGGACGCCAGAGTGGCGCGAGCATCGCCGCGCGCGGCGGGCAAGCCGAAGCACCGGCAAGCGCCCCGACCTCATCCAAGCCAACCGCGAGCGCGAGTATCAGTGTCTGCCTCCGCCGACAGGTGATGTGCGTACGACCGCGGAGATCGCAGCTTCGCTGCTTGTCGGCGAGCGCGTGAACCATTCCGTGACCGTCGGTGGGGCGCTGCAATGTCCCGAGGCCGATCTACCCATCGACCCCTACGCACTGGGCGTGTGGCTGGGCGACGGCACGGCAACGAGCAGTGAGATCACCACCGCCGACGAGGAGATCGTCGAGCAGTTGCGCGGCCTCGGTTACGAAGTGACCAAGCATAAGTGTGATGACTACGGTTATTGCGTCCATGGTCTGATCACGCAACTGCGCGCGTTGGGTCTCAACGGCAACAAGCATGTTCCCGGCGCCTATCTGCGGGCCAGTGTAGAACAGCGGCTGGCGCTGCTGCAGGGTCTTATGGACACCGACGGCACGGTAGACACACGGGGCCAGTGTGAGTTCTACACGACCAATAGGAGGCTTGCCGACGACGCCCATGAGTTGATTGTCAGCCTCGGCATCAAAGCAGCTATCGGCACGGGACGCGCGAAGCTGAACGGCAAGGACTGCGGGCCGAAGTACCGGATCAAGTTCATGACGGCGCTGCCGGTGTTCCGGCTACCTCGCAAGGCGGATCGGCAGAAGCGCGATGGCTTCCGAGGGACGCATGACCGCCGTTACATCGTGGACGTGCGCCCGATCGAGAGCGAGCCGGTCAAGTGCATTCAGGTGGAGGCGGCATCCGGGCAGTTTCTCTGCAGCGAGAACATGGTGCCCACGCATAACTCCGATGCGCTGCTGATGGCCGCGCTGCAGTACGTGGATGTGCCGGGCTATAGCGCGCTGCTGCTGCGCCGGACGTACGCGCAGTTGAGCATGGCCGAGGGGCTGATGGACCGCGCGCACGAGTGGCTCGGGCCGACCGATGCGAAGTGGGATGACGACACCAGGACGTGGTGGTTCCCGTCGGGCGCACGGCTAAGCTTTGGCTATCTGGACGCTGCCAATGACCGCTTCCGCTATCAGTCCTCCGCGTTCCAGTTCATCGCGTTCGACGAGTTGACGGACTTTAAGGAGCGCGACTACAAGTACTTGTTCTCGCGCTTGCGGAGGCTGGAAGGGAGTGAGGTCCCGCTGCGGATGCGGGCCGCGAGCAACCCCGGTGGGCCGGGCCATGAGTGGGTGCGGCGGCGGTTCATCGAGGGCGCGCCGAGCTACGACGCGGAGGGCAGGCCGGTGCGCATCTTCGTGCCGTCCCGGCTGGAGGACAATCCGTCGCTCGACGCCGAAGAGTACGAAGAAACGCTTCAGCAGCTTGACCCGGTGACGCGGCAGCAGCTAAGATGGGGCGACTGGGATGTGACGCCGGAAGGGGGCATGTTCCGGCGCGAGGACTTTCGGATTGTCGCGGGCATCCCGTTGCCGCAGAGGGTGCGAGCGCAGGTCGTGCGGTACTGGGACCTCGCGGCTACTGAGGGCGCGGCGGACTGGACGCGAGGGCTGAAGCTGGCCCGGACGCCCGACGGGCTCTACTATGTGCTGGACGTGAAGGGCTGTCGTGAGGCCCCGGCGGGCGTGGAGGCGCTGCTGCGGCGGACCGCCGAGGAGGATGGCCGCGAGGTCGGCATCTACGTCGAGCGCGAGCCGGGGTCGGCAGGCAAGGGCTATATCAGCTATCTGTCGCGGCACGTCCTGCCCGAGTTCGAGGTGCACGCGGTTCCGGCCACGGGGAGCAAGGAGGTGCGGGCGCGGGGAGTGGCCGGGCAGGTGGCGCTGGGGCACGTCGCGCTCGTCGAAGGTGCCTGGATCGCGGACTTCCTGGACGAGGTGTGCGCGTTCCCGGCGGAGGGGGTGCACGACGACCAGGTTGACGCGCTGAGCGGGGCGTTCAGGTTGCTGTCGGAGACCGCGCACATGAACGCGGTGCCGCACCTCGTCGAGCGCGCCCCGGTGTTGGGGTTCGGCGAGACGCGGCCCGACCGGATGACGCGGGCCGAACGCGAACAGATAGAGCGCTACGGCGAAGCGGGCGGGCAGACACAATATGACGTTCCGAAGGCCGACACGTCGCGGCGCATCTGGTGACTATGAGCATTCTCGAACGCGTGAGTGCGACAGCCGGTCGGATCAGCGGGGCGTTCGCGCGCGAGCGGGACCGCGTGCTGCGCATGGCGCAGGAGCAGGTGGAGTTCCGCAATCAGCGCGTCAGCACGGAAGAGATCGGCTTCACGGGCCTTGAGATCGTCGCGGGGGTCATAAACGAAGAGTACCTCGACGCGCTGGAGGACCTCGACGACCGCATCAGCGAATACGACCGTATGCGTGCGGTGGCCGCGCCGCTGGTGACGGCCATCACGCTGCCGATACGCGGGGCGCGCTGGTACGTCGAGCCCGCCGAGCAGGGCAAGCGCGAAGAGGTAGAGATCGCCGAGAGCATCGAACACAACCTGTTCGAGGGCATGTCGCACACGTGGGACGACTTCGTGCGCCATGCGCTAATGGGGGTGTTCTATGGCTTTGCGCTGTTCGAGAAGGTGTGGGAGATACGGGATGGCGAGGCGCGGTGGCGCAAGTTCGCGCCGCGGGCGCCGAAGACGGTGTACCGCTGGCGCGTCGGCGAGGGTGGCGGTCTGGCGGGCGTGGAGCAGCGCGGGTATGACTATGACGAGGACGGCAACTGGAGCTACGTGAGCAGTCGCTTCATCCCCGTGGAGAAGTTGCTGCTCATGTCGTGGCAGCAGGAGTACGGGAACTTTGAGGGCCGCGGGTTGTTCCGCGACGCCTACAGGTACTTCTGGATGCTTGACAAGCTGTACACGCTGGCCTGCATCCGCGTGGAGCGCACGGCGTGCCCGACGCCGGTAGCCAGCTACATCGACCAGCAAGGGCCGACGCTGCAGGAGGACGCGGAGGAGAAGCTGCAGACGGCCCTGGGGCGCATTCGCACCTACGAAAGCGGCGGCATCGTCCTGCCCAAGAACGTCACGCTGGATAAGTTCGAGATTGCGGGCAGCGAGGTGCCGTTCCTCGAGTTCATCGAGCATTGCCATCAGATGCTGCTTCGCACCGGCCTCGCGCAGTTCATCGGCCTGGGTCAGGGCGAGAACACCGGCGCGTACGCGCTATCGCGCGATGCATCCTCGCTGTTCCTCTCCAGCTTGAACGGGACGACGCAATGGATCTGTGACTACATCAACCGCTACGCCATCCCTCAGCGGGTAGCCTACAACTGGGGCGAGCGCGAGCAGTATCCCCGGCTCGTCTGCGAGGACATTGGCGTGCGCGACAGCACGGCCCTGGCGCAGATGCTGAAGGCGCTGTCGGATGCGAGCCTGCTGGACCGGGGCGACGAGATAGGCGAGTACGTGCGCGCGGCGTTCGACCTGCCGGAGATGCCGGAGGAGGAGACGCCGGTCGAGGAGCAGCAGGGCGCGCCCGAGCCGGAACCGGAAGAGGTCGAGACCTCGCACGTGGGCGATGACCGTATCGAGCCGGTGCTGTTCGCTGAGGGCAAGGCGTCGCGGCAGTTGCAGAAGGCTGAGGACGAGTTCCGCGCCGAGGGCGAGGCTATCATCGGCGACATGGTGCGGCAGTACCTGCAGCGCCTGCGACCCGTAGTGGAGGAGCGGCGCTGGGCGGACATGGCGGAGGTGCGCGTCCCGCTGGCCGGGAAGTATGAGAACTGGCTGCGCAAGTATCTGCTGAGCGTGGTGGAGCTTGGCCGCGACGCGATTGCGGCGACCGAAGACAAGCCGCGCCCGATCCCCAACGAGTTGCGGCAATGGATACGTGCGCAGGCGCGGTCGCTGGCCGAGTATCACACCGGCATCGTAAGCTTCGTCGTGCGGCAGGGCTTGATGAACGATCTGCAGGGCGGCATGGACATCGAGGCCGCCCTCCGCAACGCGATGGCGCTGACGAACGCCACGATGAGCGGGCAGGCGACGGAGGACCTGCTGGCCGCCTCCGAGATAGCTACCGAGAAGCTGCAGGCGGGTGAGGCGTGATGGCCCTGCGGCCTACGGTGGCGCGGATAACGCAGCGGGTGCGCGACCCGGAACTGGCGCGCTATGCGCTGGAGCACCCGGAGGAGGTCATCGGCGGCGTCTACGGCGTCGCGTTGGGGCCGGTTGCGGCGAAAGAGGCTGGCAAGCAGCTTGCCGCGACCAGTGCGGTGGCGACGCAGCGGGCGTTCGAGGCCGGGAAGGCGGCGGGCGCGGGCATGTGGGGCGGCTACGGGATGACGCCGCCGGAGAATGCGGCCGTCGCCGAGTTCTGGGGGCCGGATGACGAGAAGACGTGCCCGCTGTGCCGGATGCTGCTCGGGGCGCGCTTCCGGGTGGGGAGCAATGAATACCACAAGTTCATGCCGCCGGTACACATCAATTGCGTCCCGGCAGGCACGCGAGTGCTGACGCGGGACGGCTGGCGGCCAATCGAGCAGATAACGGTCGGCACGGAGGTCTTGGGTCACGACGGCGAATGGCATCGCGTGACCGAGACTATGAGCCGCGAGGTTGACGAGGACATTGTTGAGCTTGAGGCCGAGGGCGGGCATACGTTGCGTCTAACGGCGGATCATCCGGTGCTGACTGATAGTGGCTGGAAGCCAGCAGGCAACGTTGTTTGCGACGATGCGTTGATAAGCGGCGACGCGGCGCAACAGGGTCACGTTCGGGCCGTGTCAACAGGATACATGCCTTATCGCGGGGAAGTGTACAACATCGCGGTCGAGGACGCCGAAAGCTACGTCGCCGAGGGCATCGTCGTGCATAACTGCCGCCATGTGTATGTCTACTACGCCGCCGACGAACCGCAGGCGCAGGAAGTCGGCGAGTTCGAGCCGCCGCCGGAAGAGATCGTAGACAGGCACGGGCACTTCGTGAGCAAGCCGCAGAAGTACCGGGACCTGCGCGTGCCTGCGACGCCGGAGGGCCGCGATTTCATCGTGAGGCGCGTGAAGGACCCGCGCACCGGGGAGATCGTGACGCGCATAGACTTCCTGAAGATGCCGGAAACGTTGCCGACGGCGGAGGCGCGCCAGACGCTGGTGTCGCTGCTCGACCGGGCGGTGACCTTGCCAGCGCCCGATGTGGAGGCATTCATCGCGGCCAACGATCTGGCCCCGCTTGTGGACCACGGCTGGATGCGCGTCGTGCAGGTGCTGGGCGAGCCGCGGACAACGGTGGTGGGGGCCAGCAGCGAGGCGGCGGCGCGGACGGCATTGCTACGCGAGCATCCGACTGCAGTCGTCGAGGCTATCGACAACATCGGCGCGACACGCATCGGCGCGCGGATAGTACCACAATGGCAGGCAGTGTACCGGGAGCGCGACGCGCGGCAGTTGCGCCTGACGCGACGGGGACGGATAGCGGCATTGCATTTCCGAAGCGCGGAGGTCGGCGAGTAATGCCGTGGAGCCGGCTGGAGGATGTACCCGCACAGGTGCGCAAGCACAAGGACGTGCCGCTGACGCTGGAACAGGCGAATTGGGTGGCTGAGATGGCGGACGCGCTTGAGGCCGAGGGGAAGGTAGACTCGCCGTGGGCGGTGGCGTGGGCACAGTTTGAGAAGCGGTATGTTGTGCGCGGCGGCAGGTGGGTCCGCCGCGCAACGGAGGGTAGTGAGGTAGCCATGGCCGAGTGGAGCAGGGCGTACATAAACGACCTCAAAGACGAGGACTTCCTGTACGTCGAGCCGGGCGGGGAGAAGGACGAGACAGACAGGACCGTGCCGCGCACCCTGCGGCACTTCCCGTACCGGAATGCGCAGGGAGAGATCGACCTGCCCCACCTGCGGAACGCGATAGCGCGCATCCCGCAGAGCAACCTGTCGGCGGACCTGAAGAAGCGGCTGCAGGCGAAGGCGCGTCGCATCCTGGCGGAGGAACTCAAGCGGCGCGGGATAGAGACGAGCGAACCCGTCGTGTACTTCGACGACGAGGAAGTGCGGGCGCTGGCCGAGGTGCAGCCGGAGGCGCTGGCCTGCGACGGGGGCGAGGATGCCGAGGCGTTGCCGCAATCCTGGCATCCGCTCGTGCCGGTAGGCCGCTGGCATCATCCGCGCTACGGCGTCGTCGAGATCACGCCGGAGGACGCGCAGGACTTCGCGAACAACGTGAAGGCCGGAGTGCGCGGGCAGGACATTCCGGTCGATGAACTTGAGGGCCACCGCATTTCGACGGATGGCGCGTACGGCTGGCTGAAAGACGTGGACCTGCGCGACGATGGTGTCTGGGGCCTGTTCGAGTGGACCCCGCCGGGCGCGGAGGCCATCCGGGAGCGCCGCTTCAAGTACATCAGCCCGGTGCTGCATACCCGCGACAAGCCGTACGTCGATAGCCAGGGCAACGAGGTGCCGTGCGTGGTGCGCAGCGTGGCGCTGACGAACAGGCCGGTCTTCAAAGGCCAGCCGGAGTTGCAGATAGCTATGTCGGAGTACACACCAATCGACGAAGGAGGTGACGAGATGCCGGAGGATGTGAGCGCGGTGGAACCTGACGAGAGTGTTGCCGACACGGAGCCCGCCGCCGGAGAGAGGGCGGAACCTGCAGTGCAGGCGGCGGAAGAGCAGGAGACTGCGGTCGAGGCCGCCGAGCCGGACGCCGGGGCGGAAGTGACCGCGGAGGCCGACGCGGAGCCTGAGACGGACGAGGCACAGCAGGAGCCGGATGACGATGCTGTGGAGGCTGCCGAGGAGCCCGTGGAGGCGGTGGAGACAGAGGAGAGCGATAGCGTGAGCATGGCGGAGTTCATCGCCATGCAGGAGCGGTTGACGGAGCTTGAGCGCGAGAAGGCCATGCGCGCCGCCGAGGACGTGTTCGCCGGGATGGAGTTCGGCGAGTACGGGCAGGTGGAGAAGGCGCGCGGCGTCGTGCGCTACACCGCAAGGCTCGCGCCGCACGCCGTCGAGCTTGCCCGCGACATCTACCTCGCGCTGCCGGACGAGATGCGCGAGAAGTTCGTGGAGTTCTGCGATGGCGGGTTGGATACGATGCCGCTGGGCGAGTGGGGCACGTCGGCGATTGGGATGGCCGAGGCCGGGAGCATCGAGAAGGCCATCGAGAAGTTCGACGTCGCCGAGGACACCAAGCGGCGGGCGGTGGAGTTCGCGGAGCGCGAGAAGCTGACGGACCCGCGCGACGCGCAGAAGGCGATAGACATGGCGATCAAGGCGCAGTACGGCGCAAACATCTGAACACGCGGCGCGGGCGTTGCGCGCCGCCACGATAGGAGGTGACCTGCGTGGCTGTCTTTGTGAGGGTTGATAGTAGCTGGGCCGATTCGCTGGAGGCTGGTCAGGCGCTGTCGTCGGGCGACAATGTGTGCATCAAGTCGGCGGACGGCAAGGTGTACAAGGCCGATGCGGATGACTCGGACCTGCGCCCGTGCATCGGCGCCGTAGACACGGACGCCAGCAGCGGCGACCCGGTGACTATCATCACGCAGGGTGTGCGTAACGACGGAAGCTCGCTCACCAAGGGCGCGCTTGTGTATCTCTCCACGACCGCCGGCGCGGAAACGCAGACCGGCGGCTCGGGCAAGCAGGCCATTGGTGTAGCGATTTCAGATAAGATCTGGTACTTCCAGCCGCAACTCTCGTACAACATTCCGACCGCGTAACGGAGGTGTAGACTGATGGCTGTGGGAGCACCGCAGGGACTGATCACCACGGACAACGTGCCCAGCTCGATACTCTACACCGAGATTACTCGGTCGATCGAGCTGACCGCCGCAGAGCGCGAGTTGTTCCGCGACCTGTTCTGCGTGCGGACGGAGAAGAAGACGGTACGCGTGGCGCAGAGTGCCGCGCGGTTTCGGACGGGTGGCGACGATCATGGCGAGCCCGGCTGGGACCGCTACCTGTACCGCGACATCAGCCTGAGCGAGCCCGTGAAGTATCACCTGGCCGTCGGGCACAGCAAGGAGGCGTGGGAGCGGGGGCTGAGTTCGCAGGAGGTTCGCGACCTGGCGCAGGACGCGATGAAGGCGGACGAGCGGCTCATCCAGGAGCTTGTCATCGCGGCGATGCTCAAGGACGGAGGCTTCTGGGATGCGAGTATGTCCGTCGCCCCGCCTGCCTACAAGATGAACAGCTTCACGACGTCGCATGACCACTACCTGGCCTACAATGTCTCTGGCTCGCTGGCGGTGGCTCATATTGCGGCGGGGACGCAGACCATCCTGGAGCATGGGTACGCCCAGAATGGCGGCCTCATGGGCTGGATGAACTCCGCGCAGGCCGAGAAGCTGGTGGGCAAGGCCGAACTCAACACGACGAGTAACTACGTCACGACGCCGACGATTGCCCGGCTGCAGGAGGCCGGGGTTTTCCCCGAGAACCCGATCACCCTCGCGGGCGTGCCGCTCGTGGTGAACGATTGGGTGCCCGAGAACTACGTCCTGATCGTCGACACCAACGTCAAGCCGTGTTACTGGCGCGACGTGGAAGGGCCGGGGAAGGACCTCATCACCGAGACCGAAGACGACTTCACGAAGGTCGTCACGATGTACCGGCGCTATGGGAGCGTGAAGGTGACGCAGCGCGGCGCCGGTGCCTGTATCTACCTTGGCGGGGCGAGTTGGACGGACCCGACGTTTGACTACTGACGGGTAGCTGTAGCGCGCTAAAGGGAGGGGCGGCGAGCGTCCCTGCCGCCCCTCACACGAGGCGGGCGGAGGTGCTGCATGGAGCAGATAATCGCGGATGCACAGGCGGTCGCGGCGGGCAAGACGCTCACGGGCGGGGCCGTGACGTTTCCGGCCTACCGGCACGTTGACGTCTACTACAGCATCGACGTGGGGACGGGCAGTGAGTCCGTCGCGCTGTACGTGGACATCAGCGAGGACGGGAGCACGTGGCGGCAGGGGGTGCCGGTGCGCGACCTGACGACGACCGGCGGCAACTACGTCACGAGCAAGACGCTGACGGCGGACGGTAGCGGCGTCTTGCGGCTCGACATCAACGCCTATCAGTTCCGCGTGCGCGCCGTGAACGGCGGGGCCAACGCCGCGACCGTGACGCTGATTGCGTTCGGGAGCATATGAGGGCACAAAGGAGAGAGCAAAATGCAGGACGCAGAGAAGACGCAGGAGAGGACGAGCGAGGAGAAGGTCGATGACGGGCCGCAGGTGTTGAGCGCGGACGACCTTGAACGCGTGAGCGAACCGCAGTTGCCGGAGGGCGCGGTATTCCAGACGGCGGCGGGGCACTACCTGGACCGCAGTGCCTACCTGCGCTGGCTTGAGGTGGAGATCGAGCGCGCCGAGGCAAAGGGGCGCGACCCGGAGAACGTGGACATGTGGGGCGCAAACGAGCGGCGCGACATGCTGCGCAAGGAGCTTGCGAGCGTGCAGCGGACCAAGCAGCCTGCGTTCAAGACGTGGCGGGACCTCGCGCACGAGGAGATGCCGCTCGAAGGGTAATGGCGAATGTACGCTGATTGGGCGGACATCGAGGAGCACATTCCGTCGGGGTTCCAGGGCAACGTGGACCTGCGAAACTACGGGACGACGGTCCAGCAGGCGTGCGAGGACCTGGTGACCGGGATGTTGGGCACAGTCTACTCGCTGCCTGTGACGAGCGCGGCGAATCCGATTGCCTACCGGCGGATAGTGTCTCTGTGTGCGCGGCTGACGGCGGCGCGGGCGCTGCAATGGTTCCACGCCAACGACGACCCCGAGGAGCGCAACGCGCACGCCGACGGGCTCGAAAAGCAGGTCATGGACGAGCTTGCGCGCATCCTCAGCGGCGAGGACGAACTCAGCGATGCCAGCGTCGCGACGGATGGCCCCGGGCTCGATCCGGAGGACGGGTACGACTCACTCACGAGCACGGAGCAGGACTACCTCGACGCCTGGTTCGCGCGGAGCGATGAGTGGTAATGGGCGTTGAACTGTCGGTAGTCACGTACGGCTTCGAGGAGACGATGGCCGTCATCGACAGGGCGCTTCGCGCACAGGCCGACCTGACGCCCGCATGGCGCGGTATCGTGGCGCAGTTCGAGGGCGAGCAGGAGGAGGTATTCGAGGCCAGCGGGGCCTACGGAGGGCGTCCGCGCTGGAGGGCGCTCAGCGACCGCTATCGCAAGCGCAAGCAGCGCCTCTTCGGCGACATGCCGATACTGGTGGCGCGCGGCGACCTCGCGCAATCGCTGACGGATAGCAACTGGCCGACGGCGGTGCGGTGGATAGAGCGCGACAGCCTGGTCATCGGAAGCCTTGCGGTCGTGGGCAAGAAGGGTCGCATGTTCAACCTCGGCCTGCTGCACGCCGTGGGCGCGGGCAACCTGCCGAAGCGTGAGGCCATCCGCCCCACGCGGGAGCAGGACGAGGCGTGGGCGGACATCATCATGAAGCACCTGTTCGTCGAGGACTGAGAGGATGGCGACCACCTACGCGAACGCTATCAGGGCTGGCTTGCTGTCGGCGCTGAAGGCCGATTTGCCTCCGAAGCTCACGGCGCTGAACCTCCCGCCCATCGAGACGTGGTTCAGCAAGCGGGACGAGCCGAGAAGCACGCACGAGTGCCCGGCGGTTGTGGTGCGCTTCATGGGATGGTCGCAGGGCGAGGGCGGCGCCGGGCCATCCATCGGCGGGGCGGACACGTACATCGAGCGCCTGTACGATTTCCGCGTGCTGGTGGTCATCCATGACGACGACCCGGAGGAGGCTGACGAGGCGCTGGCCGCGTACGCGGACGCGATTGCAGCCGTGCTCGACGATTACGACAACATGACGCTCGGCGGCGCGGCGGAGGACATTCTGCTGGCGATGCGGTGCAGCACGACGCCGGGGCTGAACATCGAAGGGTTCTCGCGGCGCGTGCGGGCCGCGGGCATAGACGTGCGGGTGAAGATAGGGCGAGAAGCCGGAGAGTACACGTAATGACTAACCTCGGCGCGAGAGGTGCCGGAGGTGGTAGGTAGCAATGAGCCTGATACAACGCAAGCGGACAAAGCTGGGCTTCGCGCTCCAGAACAGCGAGGGCGAGGATATTACGGCGGCGGGATCGTTTACGGTCTGGCGGTTGCCCGAGGCCGAGAGTCTCAGCGAAGACCCCGCCTACTCATTTCTGGACTGGGCGGACGGCGTACAGTACCAGAACCACTACCTGCGGGAGGTTCAGTCGGTATCGGGTAGCCTGACGTTGTGGCCGATACCGGGCGGTAGCTCCGACCTGATCGACTGGATCATCACGCGCGACTCCGACGGGCAGGGCAAGTGGGCGACGATTGCGGTGGAGTTCGTCACTACGCGGCGGAAGTTCCGGGATTGCAAGTGCGCGTCGGCGCGGCTGGAGTTCACGGGTTCGGGTACACCGATGTGGCGGATGGACGTGACGGGCAAGTTCGGCGACACGGGCGTTGACCTGACGAGCGAGGACGCGGTGACGACGACGCCGTATGAGAAGCACGAGAGCTACATCGAGATGAAGACCGGCGGCGGCGCGTACGCCACCACGAACGCCGTCCACAACGTCACCATCGAGATCGACAATCAGATCGAGAGCGCCGGCGATGGTGCGACCGTCAACAAGCAACTCTACCCGCAGTATCTGGCGAATGGCATTCAGTTGGTGACGGGAACGTTTGACCGGCGGTTCATCGACGCCGCAGTCTACAACGACTTCCTCAATGGTCAGGAAGCGGCGCTGAAGATAGTATGCGAGCGGTCTGCCGTCGGGACGGTGACCCTCGAGTTGCCGCGCATCGTCTACACCGGCCAGGCGCTGCACGCGGGTGGCGATGCAAGCCAGACCATCATCGAGGAAGGCGTGCCCTTCACAGCGCTGTCGAGCGCGGACGGGACGACCGCGCCGATCACCATCGCGGAGACATGACGCAGGGAGGGATAGAGCGCATGGCTGGCTACGTGACCACGAGCATAACGCGCGCCGCGGTGTTGCACGCATGTGGGTTTCCGATTGTCGGTGCGCGGGTGCTTGATGCCGCGGATGCGGAGGCGTTGCGTGAAGAGGGGGACCGGCAGGCGCGGGAGGGAAGCATAGCCTTCGAGTTGCGCGGGGATACGGAGACGCAGGAGTTTCGGGACGCCCTGTGCGCGGCGGAAACACGCGGGGCGTGGATACACATCGGGCGATACGCCAGAGGCGTGCGGAAGTGTCGGGAGTGGATTGGCAGACTGCGGGACACAGACAACGGGAGGTAGACGATGAGCGACGAGCGCAAAGACGAGGAGCAGAGGGCAGGCGGCGACTGGGCGCAGTTTGGCATTGTGATTGAGCGGCAGCCGGTGCGGTTCGGCATCCCGACGCTGCCGCAAGAGTACTTCATCGAGGTGCGGGCGCCGGACAATCGCGGTGAGCGGCGGATCGAACCGGCGGGCCTCACGTTCCGCGCCGACCGGGTTGAACTCGGGGGCGATGGCGAGCCTGAGCGCGCGCAGTTCGCGGGCACCGTGGATGGCTGGGCGATTTTCCTCGAAAAGTGCTACGCGCAGATTGTGGACTTCTGCCTGCCGCATGTTGACGCGGACGGCAATGCCTGTGGTCGCGTGACCTACAAGCGCGAGAAAGAGGGGCGCAACGAGCACAACCTCGCCGTCTATGAGAGCATGTCGCCCAAGCTCGCGGATTACATCGAGGGCGCGATGGACTACGTTGCGGGGCGGACGGGCGACGCGCGAGAGGCGTTCGAGGCTTTTTTGTCCGAACAGCCCGCCTTGCGGCAAGGCTGATAGAGGACGAACGCACGGGTCAGGAGCGCGGCCTCTGGCAACTGACGCAGCCGGAGGTAGAGATAGAGACCGAGCGGACGGACGGGCCTGTCGTGACGCTGCAGTCGCCGCCGGAGGAGCGTCGGCGGTTGCGGCGGATAGCGGCGCAACGCGAGGCCGCACGGCGGGAGCACGAGAGAGAGTTGTTGCAGGAGCGATTTTGCGATGTATCCGAACGGGCGCTGCTGCACTGGATTGCGGTGCTGTGGGAGGAAGCGTTGTGGCTGGAACGCACGGGGCAGCCGCCGAGCGGCCAGCCGATAGATGCGCACGCACGATGGCGCATCGAGGCATGGCAACACATCCTGTCGCTGCTCGCCGAGGTAGCCGATGCCGTCACGAACGATAGAATATGGCGTAGTCTTGGGGGCAAAGCGCCAGGGGCAGCAGGCGTACCGCCAGACGCAACGTGACCTGCGGGGCATCGAGCGGTATGCCCAGCGCGTGAATACCGGCTTCCGCGTGATGGGGCGCGTCGGGGCGCGGGCGCTTGCGGCCATCGGGCGGACGGTGGCTAACGTCGCCCGGCGCCTGTGGAACATGGCGCGCATGGCGGTCGTGGCGGGCGCAGTGATTGCCGAGGAGATAGGCCGACGGGCGCTGAATGCCTTCGCTGATTACGAGCAGGCGGTCGTGAATGCGCTGGCTGTGACGGGCCTCGTGGGCGACGCGTTTACGGAAGCGCGCGCGAAGTTGTCGGACTTCGGCCTTGAACTCGCCCAGCAGTCCAACAAGATGGCGACGGAGATTGCGGACGGGTTCTACGCGCTCGCGAGCGCGGGGCTGAGCATCGACGAGGTGATGCGAACAATGCCGGGCGTGCTGGCGCTGGCGGAAGGCACGCTGGCCGACATGGGGCTCACCACCGAACTGGTCACGAGCACGATGAAGATGTTCCGGCTGAATGCCGAGGATACGGACCGCATCGTCAACGCTCTCGCTGCTACGATTGGCAAGAGCCGGATGAACATGACCCGACTGGCCGTGTCATTGCCGTACGTCGGCGCGGCGGCGGCGGAGTTCGGGCTGCAGTTGGAGGACACGCTCGCGGCGCTGGCGTTGCTCGTGAACCGTGGGCTCGACGCGAGCATGGCCGGGACGCAGTTGCGCATGACGCTGTACAGTCTGCTCAACGTCACCAAAGAGAACCAGAAGGCGCTGGCTCGATACGGGCTGTCCGTTGCCGACCTCAACATCAAGACGCACGGTCTGGTTGACGTAATGCAGAAGCTGCAGAAGCTGCCGCCGGAGTTGCTCGCGAAGATATTCGGCGTCCGGGCGGCGGGCGCGGTCATGATCCTGCGGCGCAACATCGAGGAGTACGCGCGGCTGCGCGAACAGATCACGGGCACGAACCGCGCGTACGACATGCAGCAGCAGCAGCTCAACACGCTGCAGGGGCAGTGGCGGGCATTCGTCGGGGATGTGCAGAAGCTGTCCGTGGAGTTCGCGCGCGGGATAAACCCAAGCGCGCGCGGGTTCGTGGACATCCTGCGCAACATAGCCCAGCAGATCAGTCAGGCCGGTTGGGCTGAGCAACTCGGGCGGCGGGTCGGGGCGGTGGTGCGAGGCGTATTGAACGCGCTGCGCGGACTGTGGGCGAGCTTCGGCACGGAGGGGTCGGCGAAGGAAGCATTGGGGCGCTTCGTCAAGCAGGTTGGCGACGCGCTGATGGCGGGGTTCGGGGACGTAATCACGCGCGTCAAAGCGTTCATCAACAAGCTCGGGGCCGAGCTATTCGGCGGTGAGGAGCAGTGGCAGAAGTTCGTCGAGGGGCTGAAGAACGCATTCGTCGCGATGGCGCAGGCCATCGTCGCGACCTCAAAGGCCCTTGTGCAGCTTGCCCCGATTCTGGCGCGGGTGATAACGAGGATTGCTAACTTCGTCGAGAAGCATCCGTATGCGGCGATGTTCCTGGCGGGGGCGTTTGCGGTGGGGAGGCCACTTGCGGGAGGTGCGCTACAGGCGCTTGGGG